TAGTACAGCTTGGAGCATTTATTGTAAATATAAAAATCCCAACGATAAAGCACATTGCACAAAAGATCCAAGTGAATATTTTACAGGTAAAACAGCAAGTTTCAAATATGCAGGTGCTGTAAAAGAAATGCTTATGGATGCTATTGATGAAAGCATTAAATATCTTGAACAAATCACTAAACTTGATTTACTAGATGATGATGTTTTATTTGATCTTACACAGGAATATGTAATGAGTTCTTTTAATCCTAGAACAGAAATGCAGATTGAAAAGCTATTATTTTCAAAAGGTGTTAATAAATTTTTGATTGGTAAGTTTTTTAATAAAGTTCAATTTGAAACACAAGAAGTTCCATTTTAATTAAAAGGTAATCTTCATTTCACCTACTTGATTTCCATTTACATTTTTAATGACTACTTGACTGCATTCCTTTAAATCTAAATCATTGATTTGGATATTTTCAATGATTAAGGTTGCACCTTCTGTCATTTGGAATTTCATTCCATTGATGCCTGCACTCTTAAACACTTTGGTTTCTGTTTTAATAGTATCTGTTTTCATAACAGGTATATCCTTTTCTATAGGTGGTTGCTCTACTATAGGTTGCTCTATAATGGTTGGTTGTTCTATAATGGTTGGTTGTTCTATAATGGTTGGTTGTTCTACAATGGTTGCAGGTTGCTCTACAATGGTAGGTTGGTTATCTAAAAGATGTTTAAAATCATCTTGGTATTTCATTTCCATCATGTCTTTTACTTCTGTTTTAAGTACAGATGGAATGCCACAACCAAAAATGCCTTTAAATGCTTGATCAATCTTATGGAAGTTTTTAGTCCATTCTTTATCAAGAACAGGATCAGTAACCATATCAATCAGCCATTGTCTTTTGATTTCAAGATACTGTTCTTTGCTGTATCGTTCTGATTTACCTTGTATTACAGATAAAACATGATCTGTTAATAAGATCGCACCTTGTTCATACCAAGATTCTACTCTTGGTGGTAAAGGTGTGCTTGTAGTCATATCCAAAGGATTTTCAAGACCATTTAAGAAATTGTTAATGTTTTCTCTGATACATTTTCTGTAAAAATCTACAGGATTTTCATTATGCACATTCACAGGTAGTAAACGATATGGTTTATCCATACAGTTTTTTTCAATCACTAACCAATCTTCTTTTTGAATGATTGTTTTAATAAAATTTTCAACTGTGAACACAAAAAAGTCACTTTCTTGTTTGCAGTCCTCTGCTGGTAATAGAGATCTTAACATTTTAAACCTTTGTGATATTTCCCAAAAGTTTGGATAGTGTTTTTGAATGGTTTCAATCGTAGGTTTGATTTTTTGCACAATCTCAATAAATGGTATGCCTAAATCATCTGCTTCTTTTTTTGCCCATTCTCTTATAGGATGTCCTGACATATCTTTTAAATGAAAGACAAGCATTGTAGTAAATGGAATGATTGGAAAAGACTTTTTGGTTGGATCTTTATGTCCACCAAACATAAAATTCATGCCTAGTTCTTTTCTCAATGCAGGTAAAATCACATCTTTAATGTTTTCCAACCTGCCACCTACAAAGTAGCATTGAAATGGAAAATTGAGATTGTCATTAGTGATTTGAAAGCTATTTGGATTATCAAATAATGCTTTAATTTTTTTGCCATCTGTTGGTAATGGTATGCTTGTTGTCATTTAAAGTTTTCCTTTGTTGACTGTTTGGTTTTTATTCTTAAAGTATTTAAAATTAAATTTTACATTTTTAGATCACTTTTTTTGTGATCACCTGCATTTAGAACATTATCTTTTCTAAGACTTCTCTTAAATCACTTAATGTTCTATGACTGCCTGTATCTTCAAAACCTTTTTCTTTTTGCTCTTCATAACTTTCATAGATACCGAAAAGTTCACCTGTCAAATCTGACATATCGGAATATTCGTTATGTTCTACTATGAGTTCAAATGGTTCTGTCAAAGTACCAAGTGTATTGAATATCTTTGATCTCATTGTCTTTTCAAGACTGTGAAATTCAGTTTCTGTTGCCACTTCTTCAAGTAAACCTCTTAACTTGCTAACTGTCTTTTCACAAATCTTAAAGTTTGCATAGACTTCACTTGCATCTTCTGCATCTCTCATGATGCTACAAATCACTTCTTCAATCTCATCATTCGCTTGATAGAGATCATGCTGTTTAGACAATGTACTATCTGTATAGTTAACTGCTACTGCTTTGACAACGAATGCCTTGAAATCTGCCTCAAGACCTGCAAAGTCATTGTCATGTTTACTGTGTAGGTCTTGAAGACCTTTGAAAATATTTAGGATTAAAGATGACTTCTTCAATTTTGATCCTTTTGAGTGGTTGGTTTGTTTGGTAATAGGTAAACACTTAAGATCAGAACTTATTGCAAGTTCATTTAAGTTTTTTTATTCAACTAGGATATACGATTGTAATCCATCGTTTTCATGTAGTGGTCTGAACTCAACAAGTTTAAAATTTCTTATTTTTTCAGACCAATCTTCTGCTGTCGGATCATGGAATTTAGTTAAAAATTCAAAGACCATTTCATTTCTTAGTTTATTGAAACTAGGACTCAGATGCTCGATTTTATTAATCACTATCGTATAGTTAATACCTTTGTGATCTTCGGATTTGACCTTTGCCATGATAATTTCTTTACCATCGCTATCAATAAACCAAAGTGTTCTTTGGAATGCCACCAAAGATTTACTACGGATACCATCATTCAACCATAATGATACCTGATTAGAGAGGAAGGATGAAATCACTTCGGAATTTGTAAATGTAGCCATAATAGCAACACTTCTTTCTGCCACCTACAAGTAAAGTAGCACAGAGTAAAAAGAACTAGAGTTTTCAAAGAGCTTACGATTTTTTCATTTCGTATCATATAAACACTTATGCTCAATTTAAATTGCAAGTTCATTTAAGTTTTTTCATATTCTTTTTATATTCTATCTATCTTTCATACATATAAAGATGAAAGGTTTTAATCCTATGTTTTTTAAAAATCGTATTGCCAAAGCTAATGTAAATCCTGTTAGGCAAAGAACACAATACTCTTGTGTATCTGCATCTACTGCTATGGCATTAAATGCTTTAGGTTTTGACACATCAGAAGATGAAGTTCAAAAAGTAATTGGTGCTAAACCTATGCAAGGTGCTAGATGGGAAGAAGTTTTAGCCTGCCTGCAACATTATGGCTGTAGAGGTACTTTAGTTGTACCTTCTACTTTAAAGCAAGTTAAAGGCTGGACAGATCTAGGCAAGCCTGTTCTCATCTCTTGGAATCCTGAAGGTAGAGAATGGAGTCATGCAAGTTTAATTTTTGATGTAGTAGAAAAACCTGATGGTACTATGGATGTTTATGTTGCTGATCCAAATATCCCTGATCCTGATCAAACTGTTAGGATTGTAGATTCAAGTACTTTCTATTCTAAATGGGCAGAGAAATGGCCCAATTACATGGTTCGTAGACCTGCTCTTATGGTTGATCGTGAAGTAAACTCAGAAGGTCGTCAAGTGATGGCATCTCTAAGAAAAAGAAAAGGATTTTAATAAAATGTTAAAAAGAAATAGATTTAATCGTTTTACTGCCTGTGGCTGTAATGGTGATGATTCTCAACAAGAATTATCTCAACCTTTAATGATGAGAAGAGATTATGGTAGCATTGAAGCAAATGATATGTTTGCTGATTTTGATAAAGAATCTAGATTTCATGAAGGTCCCCAAGGCAAGAAAGAATTTAAAGAATGGTTTGAAGATCAACCTGAAGATTTTCAAGATGAATGGAAAGAAAACACTGATAAATATAAAGATCAGTTTAAAAAAGCTGATTTGGAAAGACAGTCAAGATTTCATTCAGGACCCAAAGGTAAAAAAGAATGGAGCAAATGGATTAAAGAACAAGACTTTGAAGATGAATGGAAAGTAAACACCTGTATGTATGGTGGTACTATTACAGGTCAAGCACCTAAATCTCAAGAGTCCTGCGAAAAAGAATTGAATGTTAAACTAGCATCAAGAGTAGCTAATAAGTTTATTAATGCTAACAATACTCAAAATAAGTTTCTTAATAGAACTGCTAGAATGCTAGTAGCATCTATTGAATCTGAAATGAATGATCTTTTAGCTGATGCTGATAAAGCTGATGAAAAAGCTAAAGAATATAAAACTGCATGGTCTAAACATGATTTGACATACCTTAAGAAATCAAATGTTATTCCAGCTGATCTACATGATAAACTAGCATCGTCTTTTGATATTATTAAAAGTGCTGAAGAACTTGTTAAGAAAGCTGTGAGAACTCTTAAAGCTACTGCAAAAAAGAAAAGAAAAGAAGCTAGAAAGCTAGGTAAGAAAGCTAATGCTATTATGGATATTCAAGCTGATTCAGATGGTTCTTATATGTCTGTTTCTCATATCGAACAAATGATTACTCAACTTTCTACTCTTGCTGATATGATTAATTCAGATACACCATTAGAAGATTGGGTTGAAAGTAAACTTGCTCATGCACATCAAAACATTATGGATGTAGCAAGCTATATGCTATATAGTCCTAAATCTTAAATACCATTTGATTGTCCACAGGTCTTTATCTACCATATAATCTAATATCTCTAAAGACCAAAATAAAAAAAGGTAGCCTGATATTTTTACATACCAAACTACCTTCTCTTGTACTGCCAATTCGCTTTTAAATAATATGATGCTTACTTTTATATAACATAGAAACCATAAAGCTAACCATATTATTAACATCAAATACCTTATCAAGAGACTTTATCAAGATAAGATATATTTAATGTTTAGGCTTTCTTAATGGCAAAGCCTGTTGCATACTTCTTTTTTGGATTTGCTTCTTTTTCTGCTTTTCTCTTTGCTTTTTCTGCTTTAGAGATTTCTAACAATTCTTTTCTTAAACCATTTAAAGATTTAGAAATTGTTAGAAGTTCTTTTCTTGCTCGCACACTTGGCTTGAGTTTGCCTTTTTCTGCTGATTCTACATCAGCTACAACTGCTTGTAATTGTGCAATCGCTTCGGATAACTTTAATGATAATGTCATTTGAACATTTCCTTTGTTTTGATTGGTTTATTTTATAATACAATAAAAAGGTCTAAGGTATTCCACAATTTTTTTATGTGATGTCATTTTTATCACTGTCTGAAATTGCTCTTCACCACAGATCTTTGCTATGTCTATCAATTCCTGCATCGTAGGTTTAATAATCGTGTTTACAAAAACATGATTTTCTTCCATATATACAAACTCATCTTTTCGGATTAGTCCTTTAAGATATAAGATAGTACTGCCATATTTTAAAACCCATGCTTCTGCTTCTCTCATTGCTCTTTTTTGTTTCTTATTTACTTTAGGTATAAGATCAGGTGGCAAAACCAACACAGGATCAATCCACCTCTTAAAGTAAAAATTGTTTCCAAGATAATCTTTCAAGTTCATTCGCATCTTCCCATTTCAAGAAAATTAACTTTTCTTTGTTGATTACTTCTTCTTTGGTAGTGATGATCAAGTTATAAAACTTTAACTCGATCTTTAAATCTTTTTTTACTGCCAATGGCAATACGACTTGATAGCCATCACTAATGGCTTGGATGATTGTTGAGTTTAACATTTTTATTTTCCCATTTGAAATTTGCCACCTACTTTTAAAGTTTTAGGTGGCAAAGACCATTCGTCTTGTTGAATGACAGGTTGTTGTGGTTTAAGGTCTTGTGGATTACCTACAAAATATAGATTTTGCACAGGTGTGTTTATCTCATCATTTTGAGATATGACAACAGGTTTTTCAATCTGTCCTATCTTATAATGTTTAGGCTGTGTTTTATTAAAATCTAAACTAGCTGGTGTCCATACATCAATAGCTGGATTGATATGGTATTCTTCAAAATCACTGATGCCTTTATATTGAGATGCTTCAGATTGCTTTATTGTAGGTGTATTAAAAAACCTATCGACTTGAGTAATAATTCTTTCATCCCAAGTAGAAAATGCCCAGCTTGCTCTTTCACATTTTCTATTTTTACAAACCTTGCAAAACATTTCAGTAAAGTCTTTTTCTGTCATGCCTTGATTATTACATTCAAATAATAAATCTTTCATTTTATTTATCTTCTTTCTTTGGTGAGATATATAAATCAGAATCTACAATCCAATTATTTCTGCCTACGATTTCTCTTGCTCTTGCAATCGATAATGCCATACACCTTCTAAAATTATCTTTTGTAATCACAAGTCCAGCTCCTTCATAATTGTTTATATAATGACATAGCTTTTCATTATATTGAAACCTATTGCCACCATGATGAAACCAATATAACATTTTATCTACATTCTTTCTTAGGTGCTAAATACACATCTGCTTGATTTATCCAAGTATGTTTTATTAAAGATTTAGATACACTTAATGCTATGCTATCTCTAAAATAATAAGGCTGTAAAAAGAAACCTTGTTTGCCACAATCATCTCTACTAGCTTTTGAAGTAATAGAACTAATAAAATACTTATATTGTGATGAGTGCATTACATCATTTGATGATAATTCTAACCAACAAATCATTTCTCTTCATCCTTAATAATAGGAGCATAATATCTATCACAATTATTTATCCAAGTTCTATTTATAACATCTCTTCCTCTTGCTACATAGATAGACATATTTAATCTAAAGTTTTTCTGATCTATGTAATATCCTGAATGTCTACTAGATACACTTGATAAAAAGAAGACATGAGAATCAATAGATGTGATGTCATTATTTGAATTTTCAAACCAACAAATCATTTTACTTATCTTTCTATAGTAGGTTTAAAATACATATCATTAGCACGATGCCAATTCTCATATTTCCTAGAATCCATAAGATAACCTGTTCTCACAATATAGAAAGCTAAAGCATCTCTAAAATTAGTTTCTTTTATAGGTAATCCTGTGTTTCCAAAAGAACTTGAAGTGATTAACACAAATCGAGTATTTCTTTTCACTTCATTCGCTGACATCTCAAAACTAAAAATCATTTTACTTATCTCTCTTACATGGTGCTAAATGCACATCACAATCTTGATACCAATTTCTACCATTAGGCTGGACTAATGCTCTAACATTAAAGAAAGCTATACTCTTCCTAAATGAGTTTCCCTCCCTTATATGAAATCCTGCACCTTGATAGTTATTTACTAAGAATACTAACTCTTTATTGTATCTTACTAAATTTCCATGTGAGTGAAACCAACAGATCATTTTACTTATCTTTCTTACATGGTGCTAAATATACATCAGGATCGTTCATCCATGTATTTTCAGGTAAAGTCCTAGCTATAAATAAACCTATTGTATTTCTAAACGATTCTTTATTTCTAGGATACATTCCACTAACATTAGATGATAATTTAGATGAAATAAAACATACAAGTAAAGGATTGAACTGCACATTATTGCCATTATTATTAAACCAACAGATCATTTTTTGTTCTTTCCACTGATAATGCCAAATACACATCAGGATCATTCATCCAAGTATGTTTAGGTAAAGACCTTCCTATATATAAAGAAATTGACTTCCTAAAATTATCTTTTCTTATATAGAAACCATGTTGATTGTGATATGCACTACTAAATAATGCTACTTGCCAATGATTATGACATACACAACCACCACGATTATTAAAATAACAGATCATTTTAATTTATTCCTTTAATAAGATAGATACATCTCTACCTTGATACATAATCTTAATGTCTTTACCTGCATTATTCTTAATCCATTCGCTTAACCTGTCTGTTTCACTATGAGATAACTCACTCAACTCATAAATCTCATAATGCTTTGCTTTTTCCTCTTGCTCCGTGCTTAAGGTTGTTTCATTTAATACCTTTGGCTTTGGCTGTCCACTATGATCTACTTTAAAAGCATTTACTAAAAACTCATCTTCACCTTTGCCTTCCCTTAACTCTTTCAAGTCATAAGGCACAGACCAATCTTTTCCTATCTCAACATCCACTGTTAATGGTACAATCCAATTCTTATTTTGCAATGCTTTATTCCTAACCATAATATCACATAACAAAGGTATCGCTTCACCTATAATGTCTTTATGGATTTCAAACACAATTTCATCATGCACTGTTAAAATCATCATTAGCTTATCAAACCAATTTCTCTTTTTAACATTCTCATAAATTAAACTCATTGCAATCTTAGTAATATCTGCACTCGTACCTTGCACAGGTGAATTTACTGCCTTTCTCTCATCCTTTGATCTCAAAGAAAACTCTTTAGATTTAATATCAGGCATTAACATTCTTCGACCAAAAGCTGTTAATACATATCCATTTTCTTTGGCAAAATCCACTTCCTTTTTCCACCACTTTGTTAAACCTTTATATGTCTTTGTAAAGGTTTGATATTTCTCATCACCTTCTTCTTGAGTACAACTAATAGTTCTAACTACTGCTTTACCTGTACCACCATAACATAAAGCAAAATTAACACCTTTCGCATTGCCTCTTAATGCTTTCCAATCAGGTCTTTTCTTTGCCTCTTCACCATAAAAAGCAACTGCTGTCAATGTATGCAAATCACCTATTTTATCTGATCCACATATACAGATAGCTGGTGGTATAATAGGAAATCCATCTTCGCCTCGTTCTTTAGTATATTTACGATTGCATGATGAACATCTAAAAAATTCTTCAATCCATAAAGGCTCTTGACTAATGTTTGTTACAATTCTTAACTCAACACCTGCATAGTCAATTGCTACTAAATAATGATCAGGATTTCTTACTGCAATACACTCTCTTAATCTTGAAGTAATCATTGGTCTTTTCGGATCATATCCTGATGGAATACCTTGAAAAGGTACTCTACAACCACCATCTTTTGTCTCCCATGGTCTACTTGTAGTACCACAACTAAAACGACCTGTATCTGCTCCGAACTGATTAAACTTTGGTTTTAATGTACCATCATCTGCAATATCTTCTTTCATAGGTATGAGATATTGACCTAATGCTTTAGCTAGTTCTCTTAATCTTTTAATCTTTCTCACAAATGGAAAAGTATCGGATGCCTCTTCAATTACTTCATCTAAAACATCAGCACCTGTTGCCACTTGACCACTTGCAGTAGTTTGTAAATTAGGTACTTCTAATTCTCTAAACATCATGCCTAATTGTTGAGAAGATAAAATATCATATTTATATTCAAAGACTACTTCTTCTTTTTGTTTAGGATTAGTTAAAGATGCTACCATTTTTCTAGCTACAAAATCTTCACCTGCCATATCTAAATGTGGATACATACGATCAGCTTCTTTTCTTGCCTCGTCTATGCAATCTTTAAAGCTATCTGTATTATCTGTATTAAACTTATTAACACCTTTTAAATCGCCTTTCATGATTTTAATGTATGCTGGCATAACATCTCTACCAAGTAATTCATTTGCTCCTTCATATACTTCAATAAGGCTGTCCATCCATTCCTTTTGACCAATCTTAATAAACTCTTGTGTTTTCTTTTGATCAATATAAACTCTGTTTCTGTGCATCCACCTAACTGATGTATTGCATTTCTTTTCTATCATATAAAGACTAATCATTTCTTTAGGAAAGATGTCTTTTAAGATATTATAAAGTTTAAGAGTACATAAAGCATCAGCACCTGCATACCATACACAAGCATCCCAAGACGGATCAAGAGTAGAATAATCTTTAATTTTAGATTTAGGAATGAGTTCATCAAGTTCAATCATTTCCCAACCTAATTTATCTTTAGACATATCTTTAAGACCACGACCACCTTTATCACGACTGTTCATAAGACAAGCCATAATATAGTTATCTTCCCATAGCTTTGGATTTTCAAATCTTTCTTTACCTAAAAGAGTTTCGCCATTATATTCTAAAAACTCTTGATCAAAAGCACCATTATGGAATATAGGAATAGCAGTAGCATTTACATTAAGCAAGCGACTAAATTCTCTATCTATGATTGACCATGAAACATTATGTTCTGTACCTGCACTGTGTCTAATAGGAAAGTAATATGCTTTCTTTTCATTCGGAGCAATAGAAATACCTACAATAGATGCTCTTGTTCTACCATGAAAAACACGATTATCTAAACCTGTTGTTTCTAAGTCTATGCCATAATGACTAGATGCCAAACATTCATCAATAGCTTGTTTAATATTATCTTTAGTACCTAAAATGAGATCAACTTCTTTCATCCATTTTTTAGGTTTAACATCTGGTCTTTGTAGTGATTCAAAGAAATCTGAAAACATGATTGTCCTTTTAATAAAAAGAGTTCAATCATATTATATTATATTAAATCTTTTTTCTAAGTATTTTCATCCGTGTATCTATGTGCTTTAAGATTATATTGACAGCACATCTCAATACCTACATTTAAACGATTGACTTCAAAAGACATGACAATCTTTTCTAAATGTGTTTGATCAATTTTTTGTTCATCAATAACTAATTGACCTTCCCCGGGGATATTATCTATGTTTTCTTTTCTTAAATCAATATTTGATTGAAAAACTTCATCTATAAAATCTTCAATCTTTTCATCATCAAAAAATCCTTCTTCACTTTCATCCCAACTGTCATCTTCATCTTCTTCTTCAAAACCAATGATTTGATTTTGAATTTCTTTCATCAGTTCATTTTTACCTGCATCAGTAGAAAGATCTGATTTAAGAGCAGTCAAAAGATCAGCTTGATTACCATAATTCTTAACAGCCTTTAATAACTTTTTTGCCATGTCTGTATGCAAGATATTTCCTTGAAAGAACATTCTTGCACCAATAACACCTTCAAGTTCATATTCACCACTGTGTAATAAACTTGGTCTTGTTAAAGTTACCATACCTTTTAAATATTCTAATGGTGTTAGTGATTTAGTAGCATATACTTTTAAATTCATAATCGCATCTGCCAAAGCTGTGATTAAAGCATCTGCTACAATCTTTTCTTTATCGATTGGAATTAAATTAAAGAGATTGCTAAAAGCTAATTTGACAATAGATGTTGGACTAGCATACTTACTGATATATGAATACTTCATTTTAAATCCTTTGTGTTTTATCAATACAAAGGATCATACTATAGAATAATTATAAAAAACACACCTTTATTGATTGATATAATGCAAAATCACTTTCTTTAAAAATTCAGGTTTGGATACTAAGTTATACCATTTAAATGAATGACTTGAAAATTCACTATATGAATAAGTACCATCATTTCTTCCAACATCTGCTATTTTTTCTTCAGTGATCACAATTTGAAGTTTAAAATTTCTACCGAAATAAATTCTATTGTCTTCACAAATGAAACTCTTTGCTTTAAGTTTATATTTCACTTGAAGATCATCAAAAGAGTTAAGAACATCACAAAGAATTTGTGCACCCTCGATACAATAATCTTCATTGCCTTCAATTTCCCAATCGATGTTATTAAGGTCTTGAATTTTTTGATTTAAGTCCATTTGACTTTTCCTTTTTAAGGTTGTGTTAATGATATTAGATAAACACTAAGACACTTAAAAAGATTGCAACTTTATTAAAATATTTTATCCATTTGAACGAACATTAAATGTAAATTGAATATACAATAATGGGAATACTGGCTTGTAGAAAGCATTGATCAATAATCCTGTCGCATCTTCAGGATCTTGTACCACTGCCAAACCTGTATATGATTCAATGATGCCACTCAAAACAAGTCTTTGAAATTCATTATTGACTGCTAATAAAACCTGTGTTTGAATCACAGGTAAATTCTTAACACCAATAAATCCATCCAAAACACCTCTCATTGTTCTTTGAACTTGATCTGCAATTTGAATGATTGTAGGTGTCTTTGTCAATACAGATGACATATTGGTTGTTAAACCATGTCTAATCTTAATGGTTGTGCCTGCATTCTCAAGAATAGAAACACCTTTAACTGCTGTTGCATTTGCCTCAACAGGTGTTAGATTTCTCAATACACCATTAAAGCCATTTACTTGTCTTGATTCCCATGGGGTAGCAACATCAATATTAATAGATGTTGTTGTACCAGCTACTGCACAAGCTAAATAGCGACCATCTACAATATAAGTAACAGGATTACCTGTTGCATTTGTGATAGTTAAACTTGCAATATCTGGATAAATAACACGAACACGACTTGAACCTGTAAGATTTGCCAAACGACCTGCTTCTTTTGGAATAGTACCACTTGCAAAACCTAAAATCGCTGTTCTTTCAGATCTAAATCTTAATGAACTTTGTAAATCACAATGCTTGCTAATATGACTTAACAAACTTTCACTTGCAGGGATCAATGGCAAAATTACTGATGGTGTCAAAACTGCTGTAATGCCACCTTCAATAGAATCAATCGCTTCAATCATTTGTGTTTCTGTGATTTCAGCACTACCTGCTAATCTCTTAATTTGTTTACAAGCAATTGTACCTGCACCATTCAAGATTGCAAGATAAGCACCTAATGACATAGGATTTTGTGTAGATACTTCACCATATTCAGATACAACATCTGCAATGCTATTAAATACCTTTGTTGTATAGTCTACTTTCTCTTGTGTATAAGAGATATAATAAACTTGACCAATATCAGGTTCACTGCCACCTTTGTCAAAGGTTTCAAGATTAGCTGTATCACCTACTGAAACACCTGTTGTATTTGATACGATTACAGATACACCATTAACAAAGTTCTTTGGAATATTTGCATTACAAGTGATGTTTTGACTTACATTCCATTTAAAGAAAGCATTTGCATCTTGGGGATAATCTACACCACCATCTCTTGGCAAAATAGTGAATGTTAATCCTGTTACAGCATCTACATAGGTTTGACCAATATAACCATCTTGACCAAGACCACTATTGAAAATAGAAGTATTAGCTGAACCTGATCCATTAGATACACTTGATTTTACATAGAAACCTTGTTTAGCATCTTCACCAACTGCACCATCTAAATTTGTAATCTTTAATCCTGTGCCTTTGGTTGTAATCGCATTGCCACCTGTGAAATCTACAATAGATCCTACACCTGTGCTTAAACTTTCAATCGCTAGATATTGCTTGTTAGTTGCACTAATATGTACAAAAGCAACAGCCTTTGATTTGAAATAGTCATTTGCAAGAGTTTCACCAAAAAGCAAATCTGTTAATGTATTTGATTGATGGCTCATTAATGCACTTACAATTTGACTTGCATTTACACTAGATGATGTAGAGGTTTGATTTGCAGTTAAACCTAAAGTTTCATTTGCACTACCATTTAAAACTTTAAGATAACTATTTACAAAAGATCCACCACCTACAATACGAATGCCTGCACCTTCTTGAGTAGCTACTACAATAGCATCTACACCAGCATCAGCAAAAGCATTATTGATTTGATCTACAATAGAATTAGAGATCAAGATCAAACCATCTACAATACTCTCACCTACACAAGTTAAAGTGCCTGTGCCACTAGATGTAAATTCTACACTTACAATAGTTCCATTCACATCAAGCAATAAAGTATTATTAGCTGGATATGAGTTATTAGTACCATTATAGAATTTCACAGCTGGTTGACTGTCTGCTGTCTTTTGTTCTGTCCAACCTGTTAATAACTTTAATGTAGGTTGTTGAACGACTGCACCTTTAAGAGCAGATGCAAAACTTGCTTTTAATCCTGCCTTTGTTAATAAGCTACCTGCTACTACACGGATACCTAACTCACCACTTGGTAAGAAATATGTATTGCCTTGAAAGAAACGATTTCTCAAAATCAATCTTTCTTTTAAAGCACCACCACCTAGTGAAGTAGTAGCAACTTGTGCAACAGGTAAAAGACCAAATTTAGTTTGTGTACCATCTGCATCATCTGTATCAATACCTGCAATGATAGCAAAATCATCTTCAGGATCAGCTTGGCTAATAAATTCAAGGTAACCATAGGTATCTTCATCAGCTAGAATGTGGACTACTGTGCCTGTACCACCTAAGAAAAATCCATTATTGTTAGCAGTAAAGACAGTACCAATATTATTATCTGCACTACCTACCATTGTATAGTCTGTACCACCTACTGTTAAAATAACATAGGTATCACCATCTACAATATCTTGAGCATCTACAATTTCAAATTTCTTGCCTAATTGATCTAAGCTAAAAATCAAACGCCCTTGTGAATTTGCAGTAACAGAAATAATCACACCTTCAGTAACACCATCTACTTCATATTGAAGTAAAGCATCTACTAATGCACTATTGATTTGTGTTTCAAGTTCTGTTGCCAAAGCAGTAGCAGTAGAATAAACAGCATCATTTAAAGTGATTGAAATTTCGCCTACTGTTCCATTTACATTACCTACAAATTGGAAAGATAAAGTATCATGGCTGTTTGCAATAATCTCTACACCACCATTTAAGGTAGTCATGGTTTGGTATTGAGCAGATACAGAATTACAAGCAATATTAATAGCATTTGCAATATCTGTAGCAGTACAATTTGCGACTGTGCCAATGTTCACTACTACATCTTGATTATCCAGCTTTAATTGAATGCTGTCATTACCTGCACTAATTGTACCTAAATCTTCCAATCCACTTTCTACTGTATATGGCAACACATCACCTACGATATGTGCAATCGCTCCAAAACGACCTGCACCTGTTGGTGCTGATAAACTTACACCACCTGTGATAGTTGCTTCATCAATAGCTAAATTGATTTGATCGCTTGTATCTTTAATGGTGAAATATGGACTTGCTCCACCACTAATATATAAAGCACTTGTAGGATTGCTAGATGCAAATTTAACAGTCACTGTTTCATTAATAGGTGTGCCTGTTGTGATACGAGCATCAGGTAGTAATTCACTGCCACTTGGGAAAGACAAATCTACACCATTTAAAGATGATCCTTTTGTACCTAAAGTAACATCATATAAAGCACTACCTTGCTTTAAAACTTGATATTTACCTGATCCACTTGCACCATCTGAAATACAAACAAATTGATATTGATTATTTCCACCAATAGTAGAATCAGTCAAAGTGTTATAATAGAAAGTAGCAAATACTTCTTTGCCTTCTTCTACTTCTTCAGATAAGACGATTGTGGAATCAACAGGATTAACACGAACGACTACTGAATCAGCTTTCTCAATCGCATCGGTAAAATTATATCCTACTTTGACTTGAACTAAATCTGCTCTTGAAGTAGGTGTGCCTGAACCTGTACCATCGACAGGTTGGTATGGCAATTTAAATGTGCTTGGTAAAGGTCTAGGTGGTACAACACTTGTGTCAATTACTCTTTCACATTTAACAAGATAAACCTTATCATCTTTTAAAGATGCTGTGATTTGGCTGTCATTAAATGCTGTTGCACCTGTTGAGGTTTCACCTGCTTCAACAAGAACAGAAGTACCCCAAACAATCTTATCATCTTTAAGAACCCATGAAACACCTTCGATAAAATTAGAAGATGCACCACCTGATCCATCAGCAACAAGAGAAACAGATTCAACACTAACAACACCTGTGCTTGGAATGTAATCAAATTGATCTCTAAAGCTATTAAAGTAATAAGTTACTGTTAAAGTAGCATCAGTAGCTGGAGCATCTTTCAAAGTAATGCTACCATTAGTACCATCTACACTTGCAGGTGAAATTGTACTGCCATTAAGTTTAACTACAACATCAGTAATATCAGTAGTAGTAATACCACCATTAGTACCATCGACAATAGGATAATGACTTGTAAAGAAAGTCTTGTTTCTTGAAGTAGCTTGATTAACGACAAGACCAAGTTTAGCATTAGCAGATCCACTACCAATAACAATAGAGCCATTAGCATTTAATTGTAAGTTTTCTTGATTAAAGTTATCTGTGTATGTAGATGCCTCTAAAGAACCATAAGATCCTGAATTAATAATAGCAACTACTCTATTAAGATCATCTTCTCTATTGCCTGTTGAAACTGTTGGCAAAGAAATAGAATATTGAACACCATCTACTAAGAAAACAAAAACATTACTTAAAGCATCAAAATCAAAGCTACCATTTGAGCCAATGATTTCAGCTTGAGTAGTAGTGATTTGAGATGAAATATCTTCATTCTCAATTAAAGTATCTGTTCTCTTAAAAAAATAAGAAACTAAAACAGTATCTGTGATAGCTGGTGTAGATGCAAGTTCAACAATACCTTTAGCACCATCTACACTTAAAACAACAGTAACTTGACCATTGACATAAGCAGTGACACTAGAACTATCAGTAGCGACTACACCACCACCCGTACCATCAACCATAGGAAATTTTTGAACTTGCACTTTAGTTGCAGTTCCATTGAAATTACCTAAAATTGGTGTACCATCAGGATTAAATCCTAATACTGCACGACCACTCATATTTTCATTTACAATTCGTTGATCTACAGATGAAGAAGATCCACGAATCATTTGAACTCCAACAGATTGAATAGTTTCTTTACCTGCACCTAGCAATAAAGGTATTTGACCTGTGAAATTGCTAGATGGTAAAGGTGAATCAAAAACTGTTTGAGTATATACACCGGGCGGTGCATAGCCACCTTGAATAGCCATAATCTTTTGCTCCTATTTTTGTTGGAAATTACATCCAATTTCTTTTCTGACTTGGTTTTTTATATCTCTTTGAGTTTCATGATAATGCTTATCCATTACATATTCATTGTCATATCCAACAACAATATCTAATGGATTGCCTTTTGTTTCTTCAAGTAGCTTTACTTTGTCTTTATATCTCATCTTTGCAATTTCCCATTTTCTAATAGAATCTTGCATCAATACTCTTTCAAAGTTCGTATCCAAACTCTCAACACCTGTTGATTGTGGTTTTACTTCTTCTACTTGAATTGCATTATATCCAATACTCTTTGTACCTTGTAATGCAGAAAAGGCTTCTTTTCCACAGGATGTACAAGATTGAGAATTGACATCAGTAGCTACTCTTTTACTAAAAGATAAACCACATGATCTACATTGGAATTTTAAGATAGGCATTAAGATTACTCCTCTTTGTCTAATAACATTGATTTAATAAATAAATTATTTAAGATCTTGGATTTTATATTTCACCAAACCTGTGTAGCCTACTTGATTTTCTGCATCAGGCAATTCCTTTTCTAAACTTAATGATTTCCCATAAGACATTAATGGTTCTATCAATGGAATGTGCATAAACCAATCCACCTGCAAGGTTGTAGATACACTCGCTGTGTAAAAATAATCATCACCATTTTCATCATACACCTCTTCTGATTCACCACCTAAACTCACTTCATTCATATTGATGCCTCTTGTAGCCAGCTGATCTTTTAATACTGCCCACATCCACACTGTTGTTCTATCAGCCAAATCTGCTTGCGAATGGACATCTCTTGCTATAATTTCTATTTCTACAGAAACATCCCATCTGCCACCATACTCTTTATAAATATCATCAGGTTCATCTAAAACAACAATCGCTTGCTGATCACCACCTCTTAACCTGCGACCAAAATAAATTAAAACCCCGGGGATAATCTTATGATAGACTTGATCAGGTCTTACATATTTTGGCTCAATCACACCTACCTGCAATTCTGTATATGTGATCTCTATATTTAAACCATTTAATAATTCATTAGCTAATTCTATCACATCACCATTTAAAGTATAGTCTACACCTTCTACATATCGCATATATGATGGTTTCTCAATAATCCTTAAACTATTTTCCACAGGTGTACCTAACAATTGGATTTCTGTTGGACTAATAAACACAGGTTCTGTTTCTTTTACTCTTTTATATTTAGTGATGTCTATACGATAAGTTTCATATTGATCTTCTATTTGAGTAATATCTAAAATATAAATACCTTCATCTGCACGGAATTTTGGATTTTCTTTGACCCACTCAATAGATCCATATTGTAGCTTTTTTGTTTTAGCTAGATAAACATATCCTCTTACTGTTGTTAAGTAATTATCTGCACTCATCACTACATTATTTGCTCCACCTGTCTTAATCACCATGCCAAATTGTGGTCTTTGGTCAAAGCTATATTTACCTTGTATATTATTTGCCAATTCAGGATATCTAGGATGATCTGACCAATATTTTCTTAGTTCTTCTATCATGAGATTGCGAACTTCTAATGTTAAGTAATGAAACATTTCTTATTTGCTCCTTTTAAAGATACTTTTAATAACTTCATCTATTATCTTGTCTACCATTTTTATTATTACTCCTTGTAGTCATTGCTTTAAATCTAGCTTGTTTTCTTTTAGCTTGTAGCATTATCTTTTTACGATCAAGCATTTCTTGACCTGTCATTTTCTCATAAGCTAGAATAGCAGTAGCTTGCATGACTGCACGATCTATTGCTTTTTCTATCCAAGAGTATTTTACAATCGCTGGATGAATCCATGACTTATCTGTTACTAATGGTAGTGTTCTAAATTCTATTTCACCTTGTTTATTTTTTACAGGTATTGCTTGTCTTGGTCTATTTCTATCTGTCTTTAACCATGTCATTGGATATGCAGGCTTATTTTTTAAATGGTATTTGATATGTTGCCATGTAGAATATAAAACTATATCACCATTCTCTTTTATTGTTGTACCGAATGAGTAAATAAATTCTTGTGTTTTAGGTACTGCATCAAATATTTGACCTGCTCTTTTTGCCTCTTCCCTTACTTCATTTAAGATCATTTCTGCAATAAATTTTATTTCTTTTTTAGTCTTGTCTTTTAAAGGCTGTCTAAAGACAAATTGCTTTTTTAATCTATCCATTTTCTCAATCCTTTTATATAAGCAATCCGATATAAAAGGATTATGACCTTATGGTTCAAAAGACTCTGCATCCCAATATGCTTCATCTTCTGTACCATAACCTTCAAGTTCAATTTCATAGATGATGTGTCCATCTTCTGAAAAGGTTACGATTGCTGTCCAAGTGGTTTCATTTTGGTAGGTTTGAATATGCTTTTCCATATTAAAAAATCCTTTTTGTTGTTGTTGTATATATGTAAACCAAAACCATATAAATTTATTGCATATTGATAATCTTTTTATATGTTTTTTTATTTTGATTATAAACAAAAGGATAAACATTATGTTTAATTATAAACTATCATTCATTCGTTCTCGTCTTGCTAATTTAAAGAAAGCAAATACGATTAGACCATTTTTTATTGATAACTCTTTTGGTAGATCCTATAGAGATGATTCAAGAAGTCTTTTGCCATCTGTACCTTTAGGTACAACATGGGGTAATCTTTTTTGGACTTTGGAAGATCTACTTGAAGCTAAGAATATTCGTAATGTTGAAGTAGTGGAATTTGATCCAACTCAGACAGGTGATTTAAGAAAATTTTCTATCTCAGCTGAATTAGGTTTATATGTTTCACCTACAGAAGAGGGTAGAAGATTAAGAGGTTTTGAGCGAGTAACATATAACTGTCCACCAAGTAAATGTGTTTGGATTGATGGCAAACCTAAAATTACTGCACACTTAAAAAATTTCTTTTTAAAATACTTTAAAGAGCTTGTTTTTATGCCTAGAAAAAATTCCTCTCAAATACCTACTTGCACCATTACTAATTATAGAGATGCTACTTTTGAAGTAGTTGAAGATCCTAATTTTCATATGGTTGGTGTTGCCATGAAAATTACAATGGACATTGTGGCTGATTTTTCAGGAATTAGAGAATCTTTCACACCTGCATCAGATGATGAAAAACAGTTAAATGTTAGAGAATTACAATTGTTAAGCGATAAAGAGTTTGATGCTGTGTTGGAAGATTTTAAAAGAAATCCACCTAAAAATATTTCTAAGAAAACTAGAAATTTCTTTATGCTTGTAAGAGAATACAAAAATAGATATCCAAATATTAGAGATGTTGAGTTCTTGGTTAGACCATACCTTTCCTAAACTAAATTTACATTTCTCTTCTGATCCATCTTAAGATGCTTTCCATTTCACTCATCAATAAATCTTCATTTTCTTCATCACTGCGAATATCCCATTTTTCAACTTGTTGTGTTGTTGTTTCAATATAATCATCTGCATCATCATCCCAATCTTCAACTGTGTTTGTGATTTCCACATAGACAGTTTCTTCATGTCTGTTATATTCTACAGAACAGTGACTTTGACTACCATCAACATCAAATGATGTTGAGTTATGTTCTGATAGAGAATACATCATGCCAAGTTGCCATGATAACCATTCCATTGCTTTAATAAGTTCGCTACTCATTTGCTTTTTCCTTTTTTTAAAGTGTTTTGTAATCAATCATTTCTTACATATATATAACACTTGTCTATTAGCTTTCATTGCAAGTTCAATAAGCTATTTATAAAAATGTTTTAATAGAAAAACATTCTTAAACACAAAGGATTATATATCATGTTAAGAAGAAATAAACTTGCATCTCTTAAAGTTCGCTTGGCTAGTTTAAATACCAAAAAAGCATATTGGGGTGATGATGATGATGATGATGTTGGTGCTTTTTTTATTATGCCACATCTTGAAATGATCCATAAACACCTTGAACATTTTGTAGAAAGATATGCTCATGATCGATATCGTTATCATAGAGCATATCCTTCAGGTACATTTGATGTTATTGTATATGATGAACACACAGGTGAACACAACAAAGAATTAGTAACAGTAAAATTCCATCTTTCCCAAAAAGAAGAAGATGAAATTTTAATTCAGTACTCTGCTTATATTGATGATGGTCAATTCAATTTTGACGATAGTTTAGAAGCTGATGATGTTGTTAGAGAATCAGAAGGTCCCATCCAAATTGCTATTCATGAAAGTATAGAACATTTTGTAGAATATACACTTGATCATTGGCTACATCAATTTCATTTGACTGTGCATGAAGATTAATCTCATCCTCCATGATTGTGATTTTCCCATACTGCTGTCCTGCCTCTTAATTCATGATTTGCAGATACACTATCTTTCTCACTCATCATTGGTATCGCTGAATCAGGCTGTGTTGAATATGGTGCATCATTTCTAGCTGAATATGTATCTCTAATTGTTTGATATGTGTATTTTGTCTTATGCCATAACACAGGCACACCATCCATAGGTACTGAATATCTAATATCTGCTGGCTCAAAATATCCCAAATTAAAATGCTGTTGTAATACATTTCCTCTTGCATTTGGTCTTCTTACCGGTCCTATTGAATACCTGTCATTATTTTGCTTAACTATAAAATCCCTTTGAGATACAATAGGTGAGGGTCCAATATACACTTCATATGAATGCTCTTTTTTCCTACCTTGAGTTGCTTGACTTATTCTTCTTTCTGCATCATCAGGTGCAACAATAATATCATAGGGTCCATCATATCCACCTATTAATCCTGTGCCAAAGCACCTAATACATCTTGAATCAGGTTGCTTTCCATATTCTAATGTAAACCTATTAAATGCTCCACACTCGCATGGCTGTCCTACTACTTTCTTTAAGAATAATCTTACTCGTTCACCACCTTGCTCTAATGCCCATTGATTTCTTCTCACACCTTCCCTCCACATCCAATCTACTTTCTCAATCTCAATATCACTAAATGGCTGTGTATAATCTAATGGACTTTCATGCAATGCACTTGTTAATGGATCTTCTGCCACTGTTGTTACTCTATAATATGTCTTTTTATCTATAATAGAACTAATTATGCCTTCAGGTAAATAAGATAAATAAGAACAAGTAACAACACTTGTATTCGGATCAAAGGCAAGCTGGATGTCATTCATTAAAGTAATAACATTTGTGGTTGCACCTTGTCTTAATACAATATCACCTGTTTGACCAAAGACACTAGCAGGATATGCTACTTGTCCATCTATTTTAACAACCACATCTCTATATGAAGTAGAAGGCTCAATCGCACTGCCTATTCTAGCTATTGGTCTAGCTGTTCTAAAACGATATGAACCATCTGCATTACTGCCTTTGCTTATCCAATTTGTAATCACTTCATCATAGATCATTTCTGTGATATTTGTATCTCTATAAAAGGTAGCAGATATAGGCTGTTGATTTATTCTTTGGTAAGGTCCCCGATCTGATGTATTTGATCTATATATATTAACACCACGAATGATCCAGCCTTCATTTTCATGAATGAAAGAAGGACTATCCCATCTTAAATCTATTGCACCTTTAAGAAAAGGTGAATTAGCTGATGTGTTTCTAGGTGGCATAGGATAAGGTGATCTTGAATATTCCCAACCTGCTGGCATGATATGTATCCTTTATTTAGAGCATATATAAAGGATTTAGATATAAATATTTTATTCGTTAGCCATCTCAAATAAGATTTGATCTGCAAGACCATCTTCTAAGGTTTTTTGTTTTAAGACAAGCTGTCTATATAAGACATCAAAGATGTAGTGTTTATTGTAAGAGATGTCTTGTTTTCCTAATAAGTTTTTTCTTAATTCAGATAGAAAAATAAAACACCATGATTGAAATGTACTAGGTGTATCAAGATTTGACTGCATCAAATCTGTTATTGTATAAAAGTTAAGTTCTATTGTGATCTGTGGTGGATGAAAGACACGATTTAAAAGGTATTCAAATAAATGAATTTCAGTTTGATCTAAAAACTTGCCTGCTAGAACACGATTTAATAAATGCTCAACTTTATTTTTAGTCCATATAGAAGTACTGCATATCAAAATAGATTTTGCATTATTGATAAAGGACTGTATATCCATATTAATTTATATCATCCAAAGAAACCCAAGATTCAAAATCAATACCTTCAACATCTTCATCCTGTTCTACTTTTTTAGGTTTAATTTTCAAAACTAATCTGTCATATTTGCTTTGAAAACAATCTTTTTGTTTTTCTGTTAATGCTTTGCCTGCTTTCATTTGTTTTTCTAAACTTTCTAAGAAACCTAATAACCATTCGGATTTGGTCTTTTTTCTTAAAGTTTCAAGTTTAGTAACAAATTCAGGATCAATCTCTACAGGTGCAGGTGGATTTAAGACTGCATCTAATTTTGCATTAAAAATAGTCATTTGTTTTTCAGATAATGTTCTACCTGAGTTCACTTGCTCAATAAGAGAACTTACGAAACCTTTAGTCCATTCATCTGTGGTGATCATGATTAATGCTTTTGCATTGTTTAAAAAGGCTTGGTCTGCCATTTTTTTACTCCTATGGTTGGTTTGTTGATACTACCTAAACACTTGCTCTAAAGGTTTATTGCAAGTTCACTTATATTTATTGGTGCTTTAAAAGTTTTGTCTTTAAAGCAGTCAAGGTTTTTATGCTGAGTTTGTTTTTAACTAGAACCAATTCAACTTCCATTCGGATTTGAGAATTTTTACAAGTATATAACAAACGATATACTTCGTTTAACATTACCATCCCTTCTTGCTCAACAAAAATTTGAGTTTTGGTTTTACTGAATCAGGATCAGTCTGGTCAATGTAGAAAGTCCTAGACTTTGTAAAGTCACCATTTATTTGAATGACTTGCACAAGGATATAGGTTTTACCTTTTTGGATTTGTTTCATCCCATGTATGTGGATTTTGGTATTAACATCCAAGTGAATGTCAATACTGCCATTCTGCAAAATATCAGATTTGATATCTGCATAGACAGAAGAAAGAGTAGAGATGATGGATTGATTTAAAATTTGAGTTAACATAGTAATACTCCTTATTTGATGTTTTTTGGTAAAAGTTTGGTGATGACTTTTTGACTATCTTCTGATTTGCAGGACTCAAATCTATCTTCGATTTGAATGCCATCTTTATCATAGATAGATAAAGTAAAGGTGCAGATTGCTTTATTTACAGGTGTTCTGTAAATAAGATTTACTCTTGTTTGGTCTTTGTGTTTACCTGTGTACTCACAAGTAAAGATATAACCATCGAAACTACACACGGATGTGATTTCGAGGTTGCTGTATTTAGTAGAGATGATTTGGTTTAGTGTAGAAAAGTGGATCATTTTTTTTATCCTTTGGTTTGTTGTTGTAATAGATAAACACTTAAGATTAAAACTTATTGCAAGTTCATTAAATTTTTTATTTTAAATATAAATGTTCTTTGTAGCTAAACTTATTATGTGAAAGGCATACAGATGAGTAAAGACATTCATGTTTCACACCAATGTCCACATTACATTAGGTTTGAATCCTATACTTTAGATAATATCACTGATGTTGTCACTAGATCACCTATCAATGGTTCTAGTCTTTTTACCATCACTAAAAATAATATTACCATAAACCAAGAAGGTCTTTACTCACCTGCTGAAATTATCTTCCCTGCTAATGCTCCATATAAAATCCTAAATCCTAACTACACTTTTGTTTATCAAAATGTATCTTATCCTGTGAAATTTGATACAGGTCTTTTATCTGCATCTCAAATCCAAAACACTCTTATTAAATACCTGCCTATGAATAAAGTAGAAGTCAATCTTGTAAACCAATCTATTCAGATAAAAGATAAATCCACAGGTCTATCTTCAAGACTAGAAATACAAGGTGATTTAAATAAGTTTGGATTTACTTATGAGAAATTTAAAGCACAAGGTAAACAAGTGCATACAGGCTGGAAACTTTTTAAAAGAGATGATGGCTTAGGCTATTTCATTCGCTTTAATGAAAATGTAAAAGGTAATTATCTTATTTCATACACTACAGAAAAGAATTATTGTAATCGATGTGCAAGCACAGGCATTGAAAATGATTTAAGATTTAATGAGTATGGTGAAATTAAACAAGTGGAAAAACACGATCTACTTTATCAGCAGGTTGCCAAAGTTTGCCTTACTAAAATTAATACTAATCCTCAACACTCTTGGTATGGTACTAATGCTTTTGATTTTGTAGGTGCTAAACAAGGCAACCTAGCTAAACTTAGCATTCAAGAATCTGTAAGACAAGCACTCAATCAGCATATCAATATTCAAAATCAAGTTGGTAAAATACAAAAGCTATCTTTAGAAGAACAAATTGCATCTGTTCGGAAAATTGATGTGCAACAAGTTCCTAATACTAATAATGCCTACCTTGTTGATATTGGTCTTGTTAGCAGAGCAAATACACCTGTTAATCTTAACATTGTGTTTGCAGTCCCCGGCTCTATTGACTTAACAAATTGAAAGATAAAATAAAATGATCCAAATTATTTCACCTAGTGGTTCTTTACTAGATAGTCCTGCTAACTATTCCACTACTCAAAAAGCTATCTTTATTAAAGGTATTACTGATGATCCAAGCAATCTTAGTATCACTATTGAAAACCAAACCTATACAGGCATGGATATTTTCTTTGATGGTAATTACTTTACCTTTCCTAATCCTGCTCTTAGTCCTGATGGTCTTATTCTCTATAATGGTAATAACAATCTTATTCTTAATCTTTCTACTACTGAAACCTTTTATCTTAATGTTATCCAACCTATCGTCAATCTCTACCAACCACCTGCTCAACCACAAGGCATCTATATTGAAAGACTTGCACAAGATGTTCTTATTAAATTCCAACATACAGACAGTGAAGTCAAATATTATAACTTGTATGCTAGTGTTTCTTCAGGTGGTGGCATCAATGGTTATCAAAAAATTAACTTTGAACCTTTAGATCCTATTAGCTATGGCATAGGTAAAGAAGTTTTAACTACCATTGCAGATGAAACCTTTAATGCAAATACTCAAACTGCTGATCCTTTATATGCTAAATTAAATTTCATCCAAACTGATGGTTCTACTAATTTAGCCAGCGATGTCATTTTTAATAGTGAAGTCAGTGAAGCTATTAAACGATTGAGATTGACTGCTACTTTATCTGCTATTGATATCCAAACTGAAATCGTCTTTAAACATAATAGACAAGCTACTCAAAATTCTACACCACCTACTATTCAATTTGGTGCTTTCGCTTCTCTTTCTAATGAAAATGTTCTTTACTATGTTGCCACTGCTGTTAAAGTTGTTAATGGTACTGAAATTGAAAGTGCATATTCTTTAGAAGTAGTAGGCAAGCCTGTCAATATTAATCAATCTAATGTTTCTTTACCTGTAGTCAATCGTCAAACCTTAACTACAGAAATGATTACTACCATCCATAAATTACAACCTGATGCTTTAGTGAACCCGGGCTCTGTTACTAGAGATGTCATTATTGATCCTTTTGTTAATGAAATGGAAAGAACTAGATTCTTATTAGACTTTACCTACCGTGCTATGTCTTTTACTACTTTACTCACTATTGATGATCCTAGAAACACAGGTAAAAGTATTGCAGTCAGTAATTCAAATTATAAAACTGCTCTTGGACAAGCTCTTTTCTTTAGTGAACAAAATAGAGTACAAGCAGTTATTGATTCAGCCTTTGATAAACTTGCATATAACTTTGGCATTAAAAGAAGATTAGGTAGTCGTGCAATTGGTGAAGTAGTTTTCTTTGTTAAGACTGCTCCTACTAGAACTATCAATATTCCTTCATACACTACGATTTATGCAGGCAGTATTCCTTTTCAAACTACACAATTCGCTAGAATTTCAATAGATACATTATCTTCTTTTTATGATCCTGTTAAAGATAGATATGCAGTTTATGTACCTGTGCAAGCATTAAATATAGGTATTGCAGGCAATGTCACTAGCAACCAAATCAGAAACTCTTCTATTAATGGTCTTTCTGTGAATAATGAAAATCCTACCTTTGGTGGATCAGAAGTAGAATCAAATTTAGATTTAAGTTCAAGAGCAATTAATACTCTTGCTAGTGTAGATACAGGTACTAAATCAGGTATTGAAAGAATAGCTAGTGCAACTGCTGGTGTTACTGAAGTTTTTGTCGCAGGTGCTGAATCACCTTATCAATTTAGAGGTGATGGCAAAGTTGATGTGTGGATTCGTGGTGTGTCTTTAGCTACTGCTACTGATTTATATGCTCCAAATTTCCAAACACATAAAGATAGTCTTTTCATTCCTATTGCTGAAGGCATCTATCAATTTAAATTAGGTGATCTCAATTTGTCTTTATATAAAATGATAGATAACCAAACATTAGGATATGGTTTAAAAAATGCCACAACAGGTGAATGGTTTGATCTCACTAACCATACTATAACAAATGACAATATTGTTATTTTAGATACTAGCTTAACACAGCCTGATTACAATATCACAGATGTTATCATAGGTGATTGGCAAGAAAATATTAGTGAAATCATTTATCTCACTAGACAGCCTGTTGAAAGCATCTCTACTTTAATAGATGAAAATAATGTAGAATATGCACAAGGTACTGATTATCTTTTTAAGAAAACACAAGATCCTTTACTTGAAGGATATTCCACCAAAGCTAAAGATAATATCTTAATCAATAATGGTGCTATCACTTCTGATTTCTATTCCACAAGCGAAGTGTTTAGCTTTATTGGTTTTTATCCATATCAATTGACTAAAAAAGGTGTAGATGCTTTAAGCATCCAGCTTAGACTTGATTCGAGTGGTGATGGTGAAACAGGCTATACTTTCTATAATTCATCTTATGTTGCTAATCCTGATTTCATTATTGAAACTACAGATGAAGGATATACTACTTTAACTAGAACATCTAATTCTGACATCCCTGAAAATGTCACAGTCAAAGTCAATTATAGCTATCTCTTAAATCTTGAAGTCACTTATTCATATAATCAAGTACTGCAAAATGTTCAATCTCAAATTAATAACTCAAAACATTTGACTGCTGATATACTTGTTAAACAGTGCATTCCCTGTCCTATAGATGTAAAAGCAAATATTGTTATCCGAAAAGGCTATCAAGTTAGCCAAATCGATCTTGCTATTAGAAACAATGTACAAAATTATATTTCTTATCTTAATCTAGGTGCTAACCTAAGAGTGAGTGATATTGTAAGAGTGCTGGATAATGCAGATGGTGTTGCTTTTATTGACTTGCCTTTAACACAGCTTTCTTTTTCAGTAAATACTCTTGTCATTAGAGAAGAAATCATACCTAATAACTCATACACTCAAATTGTATCTTTAACTACAGGTGTTGCAGTCGCATGGCTTATTGATGTAAACCTAGCACAACCTGCATCTACAGATGGTGGTGAAATAGGTCGTGTTTATGGCAATGGTTTAGAATTTAATCTAGTTTCCCAATCACTGATCACTACTTTGGGGAATAAACCAAATAGTGTTTGCATTATAGGCAATACTGATCTTGTAATAGGTGGCAATCCTATTACAAACAGTAAAAATAAAATCCTTGTTGCTTTGCCTATTGGTAAATCACCAAGTGATTACACCTTTCATGTAAATTACCAAACAGCAGATGGCTCAGGCTTTGTTAATAACTTATCCTTAAATCCATTCTCTTATTTCACTGTTGGCAACTTAAACTTCACTTACAGAGCAGAGTAAAAACATGAGTGATAAAATTCCTTTTTATCCTGATTTCCCAATTGCCAATACAGATCCGATTGGCAGTAAAAGTGAAGAAAAAAAAGCATTACAGGATTCACTTGTAGTCGCTTATGCTAATGCTCTTTCAGGTTCTTTAGCATCTAACTACCTTTCCGAATATGGTAGCAATAATAGAATTTTATATGAAGGTCTAGGTAAAACTCTTTCTAGTCTTTTATTAGATTGCTTAGACCTTGTAAATGAAGTGGACTACTCTCAAATTAGACCTGAGTTTTTTAATGATAGACTTTATGGACTACTTTTTCCTAAATCTGTAGATAGACCTTCTTTTAATAATGAAACAGAATTGAGATATACGATTTTAAATCTTATCCAAGCATTATTACAAGGTAGCACAGGTAAAGCTATTTTATATCTTCTTAATAAAGTTCAAGCGAATAGTCTTGTTGAGATTTCAGAAATAGGTGATTTTTTAATTGACTGTCTTATCTCATCTTATGCTTTGACAACAGAAGTGAATGGACATAAACATTATGTATATGCACCTATTTTAGGTTTAGGTAAAACATCTGCACCTATAGGATATAAATGGGGTGATGATCTACACCAACATGATGTTTTAGATGGCATCGTTCAAACTGCTAGTGGACATACACATGAAGTCTTATATGGTTTTCAACAGGATGTGATTACACTACAGGATAATTTATATAAGCTACTCTTAAAAACTAAACCTGCTCATGTCAATATAGGTAATAGACCAAGTACTTTATTTAAAGAAGTTATTAATAAACCTACCTTTGATTTTTCTTTGACTGCTGGTTTAATGTTTCAAGAGGATTTAAGAAAGACAGATCAAGGCATTTATTTATCTAGTGTTTATGGATATACTCTTACAAACTCTAAATTCCTAAGAGTGTATGATAGTGGTTTTAGGATAAATGATCGTATCCGTGTAAATAATCAAGAGAGAAAGATTGTTGCCATTAATACTGTTTTGGCAGATGATGCACCTAGTGTTTCTTATTCTGTACCAAGACTTAACTTAACAGGCACAGGTTCTATTGTAAACCATTGCTTAATTGCATCTATGTTAGTTATGCAAGAAGGTGAATTAGTCTTAATAGGTGCATCTGCTTATTTCATCTTAAAAGTAAATCCTTATACATATAAATTATCTGCACAGGTTTTCACTTTGGATAGACCTTTGACTGCTACCACAGCTAACTTATATCTATTAGAAAATCTACAATCTTCTTTTAAGACAAGACCATTGAGATATAAAACATATAGTCAAACTTTCCCTGTCTTAACAAGTCAATTTACTTTACCTTTTTCTACACCATATACAATTTATGGTATGCCTATCCTACCAAGTGATTTTACTAGCAGTGTAGAAATTACAGAATACAATCCATTTACTCGTGTTATTTCTTTAAGTACATCCACTACTGAAATTGAAATCACTTATCCTTATGATGAAACAGATCAAGTATGTTTCACTGCTTTAAATGATACTAGCTTTGTGCTTAATTCATATAGACCTAGAAACCAAAGACCAACAACAAATCTTTTGCCTGCGAATAGAATTGAAAAAAGAAATGCACAGGTCTTATTTCACCATAAGAATACATATCCATTAGTAAAAGAATGGGTAAGATCATTTTATGCACATAGTAATACAGATACTCTTAATAACTCATCTTTGCTTTTAAATTCTAAAAATAAATTAAACAGACACAATGTTATTAATGCTGTGCATAGAGTATTAGCACCTGCTAGTGCAAGTGTATCTGTCTTAGATGGTAAAGTGATTTTACCTTTTCATGTGAAACGAATGATATCTGTTAAGCAAGGATTGACAAATATCACTGCATATAAAGTAAATGGCAATGCAATTACTTTTAATGGCATAGCAGATGGCATAGTGATAGATGTTGTATGCTTAACAAATCGTTCAGTTAGTCAAAGTGGTGATTGGTTTAGACCTGATGATTTAAATGAAGGCATGATACCATTTAAGAATATTGTTAAGCAGGTTGCTTTTAATGTGGATGAATTTATGGCAAATCCATTAGGCAATGCAAATCCACCTGAAAAGCCTAGACAAACTAAAATTAAAGATACAGTAACAGACAATAGTGGTTTAGCTAGTGAGTTTAGTTTTTTTAAAGATGAGTGGATAGGCTTAGAGCAAACCTTTGTTTTTGAGGATGTTTGTCCTGTGTTTAAGAGCAGTGGTGTAAATAATGCACCTTTCTTATTAAATAATGGCATCTTAAATCTTGAGCAATATGTATTAAATAATAACACTCAAGTTATATATGATGGTACTGCAAGTGTTGAAATAATACTCATATCGCTTTAAAGGATAGATAAGAAAAAATGATTAGTGAAAATATTAAAAGACCACAAAGTTCAGTAGCTTTTGGATTTGGATTTAATGAAACTACATACCGTGTAAAAGGTGAAGTGTTTATTAAGCTGGATGATCAAGAGATTAAAGTAAATAATGTTTACACTTTAGATGGTAGCTTGCTTGCATCTATTCTCTTTTCAGGATTATATCCAACACGATCACCTATTACAATGTTAGCAGTAGGTACAGGTGCAACAGGTACAAGTTTAGTACCTAGTGTTGCAGATCAAAGACAAAGAAGATTAAATACTGAAATTGCTCGTAAAGAATTTGCATCTGTCTTATTTAGAAATCCTACAACATTTGCAGTCAGTACAATTCCTACGAATGTTGTAGATTTCACAACTGTTTATAATGAGGGTGAAGCAGTAGGTGCTTTAAATGAAATGGGATTGGTTAGTCCTTATGATGCAAGTCCTTTATCTAATTATCCTTTATTAGATGGTAATGGTGATCCTGTTAGTTTTCCTGATTATGATACTACTTTAGATGTTACGAATTATGACATTCTGATTAACTATTTGACTTTCCCTGTGATCAATAAGCCATCTAATTCTGTTTTAGCAATTACTTGGCGATTGACTTTTTAAAAGGTAGATAAGTAAAATGGCAAAATATATTACTACTACATCCAGAAACCTTGATCCTAGTTTAACAAATTATGAGAGTGTTGTCTTTCAAACAGGCAAACCTTTACTTGATAGCGAATTAAACTTAGTTCAAGATATTAGTCTAGTCAATTCCAAACCTAGTGGCATCATTTCAAATAAAAAAGACATCTTTTCTGATTATGTTTTTAACACTACTCCAAATACCTTAACTTTAAGTGCTTTTGATGTCCGTGTTAAAAATAAAGTCATTAGAATTGCTTATGCAAATGATAACACAGGCTCAAATAAAATCTCTTTATCTAGTCCACCAGCTACTCAAAAATCTACAACCTTTGTCTTTTTAGAAATTTGGAAAGCATTAGTTAGTCCTGCTACTTTACCTAATGCTAGATTAAGAATAGGTGATAATGTTGCCAATGGTGATACGATTACCATTGATACAGATACAATTACTTGTGGTGTGGATTTTGTCTTAGGTGCTGATAAATATGTCACTGCTTTAAATATTGCTACTGCTTTAAGTAGCTTATCTAATGTAGTCAGTTCAGATAGCAAAGGTACAGATTTTATTTTCTTAACTTTAGATACTACTGTTTCCATTAGTACAACATCACTTGCTATTACTGTAACACCTGCCACAGGTGAATCAAGTGGTTTAAATATTCCTGCGAATAATAAGATATACATTTATGGCAATGTGCAATCTTTAACAGGTGCTTGGTTAGATGATGATATTTATGATACTACTTTAAATGCAGAGTCCACTAAGAGAATACAATATCAATATCGTTTCCGAACAGTAGATAACTTTGCAGTAGATACATATCAAGATGGTTTTTCAGATACTACTAATGTTAAAGCACAAGGTACTAATGGATCACCTACTTCTTATTCTTTTAGTGCAAGCTCAACAGATAATGGCTTATGGATTGCAGGCTCAGGTAATGAAGCATCTGCTACTGATTTAGGTACTGTAGATGGATATGTATATGCTTTACCTATTTGTTTTGTCAATCGTAGAAATAGTGGTGGTTTTAATCCTGTTAATCCTAATGGTGCTTTATTATCTACACATACAGGTGCAACAGAAAATTGGCTAGATCTTGATCCTATTATTATTCCTGCTGGATTAAGCGACAGACCTGATGGTTTATTTGCTGATTTAATATCTGATGTGGATATCACAGACATGAGAAAGAAAGTGATTGATATTTTAGACAGTGAAAAGCTATTAACAGAGCAAACACATTATCTTTTTGACAATAACATTAAGACAGTTCAAAGAGATGGTAGAAATAGATTTTATATAGGCAATCAAATTACAGATGGTGATCGCAGTACAGAACCTTTGGTTTGTGATGCGATTGAATATTATGGTGTTACTCAACCAAATACCTATGGCAATTTAATCGGATATGCAGATGGTTTAAGACGAAGATTTTCAGGCTATCCAAATGTAGAGAAAGTAATCGCAACAATAACAATTTCAGATGATGATCCGACAGCTTTTGCTTATGTAGATAAAGTAGTAGGTACTTTTAATTGGTATGAAAATGATGAGATCATTTTAGACTTTGGCAACTATTATAATGCAGGCTTTTTTAATCCTGTTACTGATTCATTCCCAACAAGTACAAAAATCATTGATGTCTTAAGAGCATGGCATGATGATGGACACACAACTACAGCAGTTAGTCAAAATATTCAATTTAAGAAAATAGAATTTATCTCTGCAACAAAGGTTTCTTTAATCTTAGATAAAAATGACTTCACTGTAAATGGTGGTCTATCTGCTACAAGTAATTACCAAATGACAGGCAATACTACAGATGGTGATGTAGGCAGTCCTAGAAATATCTTTATTGAACTTGCTTTATGTTATCCTGAAGGTAATGGTTTAAGTGCAACACCTATTTTATTAAATCCTGATTCAAGTGTTTATCCACAAGGTAGTGTTATTAACGAATCTAGTCTTTTCTTTTCAGAATTTGAAGATGGTGTTTTAGCATCTTTTAATGATACGAATAGAGAAATTGCTTTAGAGTATGTTAAGAAAATACAGACAATAGAACTTGTAAGTAAGTCTGCCACAGAAATCTTAACTCCTTTTAAATTCTATGGTGATGGCATTACTTATTTTGTGCAATATGAAGATCAAGAAGTAGGTGCTGGATATTCAGATGTACTTAATACATCTGATTACAATAAATCCGATGCGAGTGTTTTGGTAAATGCTTTAACAAATGCAGGTCAAACTTTAGTTAGCTTAAAATATTATCCTTTACTAGCAAACAAAGCTAGAACGATGGTCTATTATAGATACCTAGCATCTCAAACTACAATCCCATCAGGATTAACGATTGATGTTGAGCCTATTTATATTTCTAAATCTATGTATGCTATTCAAACAAGCAAAGGCAGTTTAAGTGTATCTTATCCTTATCCGAGTGCAAGTGACATGGTAGGTATCCATAGTGATTTTGACTTAGACGAATGGGATTTAAGAGCAAATGCACAGATCTCTATTAGTGATTTTAATATTGATGCTGGTATGTTAAGTCTTAATAACTTTATGCCTATTGATATTAACACGGATTTGACTTTTACAAGCAAGACAACAGACTCACAAGGCAATACAATTTATGAAGGTGGTTCAGGATATTTACCTGTCACTTATTCATCACCTTTCTCTAGTGAAGTAAGTCATAAAAATGTATTACCTTTATTATGTAAAGCGAAATCAAACACTTTATATTTCAGAAAAGGTGAAGTGCTTTTGGTTTTGATTAGTAGATATGCAGAATTGGATAGTGAGAATAAAATTACATTAGGTAGTAATTACACGATTGCAAGTATCTACAACACTAAAAACAGATTGATGATGGAGTAAAGAAAAATGCCTACAAGTTCATTTACAGGTGGCAATGCAGGTAGTGGTACAAATAAGAATGTAAATAATGTGATTTATGTTCAAGATAAAGGCAATACTACATTTGATGGGTATATAACAATAGATGGAAATTTGACTGTTAATGGTACAACTACAACAATAGATAGTGTTACTTTGACAATAGAAGATCCTGTGATTACATTAGCTAAAAATGCTAATCTTAATCCTACTGCTAGTACAGATGCAGGCTTGTTTTTACAAAGAGGAAGTACAGAAAATCCTGCTGTTTTTATTTGGAATGAAACTTTAAATCAATTTGAACTTGCAACAGTAGCAGGTGCAACGAGTGCAACAACAAATTTCACAAGTCTTACAAAAACATATTCTACTTTAAAAGCAGGTATTTTTAGTGGATCATCTGCTACCTTTACAGGTGTAGTTACTTCAAATGGTCTATCTTTAACAACAGATGGTCAAGTTTCAATTAAAAAACCAACAGACACTTCTACTACACCTGCTATTTTATTAAATGCAGATAGAACAGGTAATGGACAACAAGCAGATATTATTGCTCTTGAAGTAGAGAGAGGTGCATTAACAAATGCTAAAATTAAATGGGATGAAACAAATGATTGGTGGGATTTTAATTCCAATGTTTATTTTTCTGAAAATTTGACAATAGGCAGTGATGATACAAAAGATTTAACAATTCTTTCTGAAACCACTATCTCAAATAATCTCATTCCTGTCTATATTTATGTTAAGTATAATGCTACATCCTTTACAGACAATGAGTATTTTTATATCTTTAGTACAGACGATAATGGTCTTACAAGAGAAGTCATTCCGATAAAAGTTAATTTTAGTTCGCCAAAACTAAAATTAAATCAAAGTGCTGGATATAATCGTTATATTGCATATTCAGCATCAACATATAATAACACCACACCACCTACTATCAATGGTATTGTCTATATTAATCCAAATAAAACTTATTATTTTCATATGGTGAGTGATGCAATAGACTTGTCTAATTTAGATTTTCAAATTTATGCAAGTAATTCTATTTTAGGATATGCTCCAACATATTGGAAAGTATTTGACGGATATGATGTAAATACTACAACTGCTATCGTAACATATACATTTGTCAGAGGTTCTACTTGGAAAGAAAGTGATGTTGTTTACAAAGCAGGGATTTTAGGTGGATTTGGATTTATAGATGTTTCTGATATAAGTAGTCCTACTTCTGTGAGTGATATTCAAGCTAAGACTTCTTTAAAAATCCAAAAAGGTAAAAATGCAATTTTATTAAATAGTGATTACACAGGCAATCCTAATGTAGATGGTTCAAATGTCATTGCTCTCGAAGTAGAGAGAGGGATAGGCACTAATAGTTATATTGAATGGAATGAAGAAAATCAAAGATGGGATATAGAACCAAGTTCTTTTTCTACATCTTTCGCAACAGATACTTTAGATGCTACTACTACTACAATAAATATGTTAGATGCTAATAACATTACAACAGAACAAATTGAGATTGAAAACAATCATTTCCCTGTTTATATTTATGTTAAGTATAATTCTTTATCTTTAGGTGATAGTGAGTATTTTTATATTTTTAGTACAGATGACAATGGTATTACAAGAGATGTTGTTCGTTTATCTAATTTAGATCATCTTTCCGAAAACACAGGTGCTGGTTATTATCGTTATATTGCAAGTGCAGGTTCAACATATAATAACACAACACCTACACCTACTGTAAATGCTATTGCTTATTTAGATCCAAATAAAACTTATTATTTTAATATGGACAGTACTGATATTGAATCTTTAGTGCCTGATTTTTATGCTTATGTAAGTACAACAGAATTAGGATCAGGAGAATTACCTTCTTATGCACTTGTATTGAGTGGTTTTAGTTCAAGCACTACTACTTCGGCAAATATTGTTTATACTCTAATTACCAATGCTCAATGGAATGGCAATAATATAGTTCGTAGAGTAGATAATGGTACAGTAGAAATTAGTACAATGAATGGTGCAACCACAGTAGATGATATTGATACCATACCTCTTAGAATACACTCTAAAAAAGAAAATCAATCTACTACTGCTATCTTATTAAATAGTGATGAAACAGGATCACCTACAAAAAGTGTACAAATTGAAGTAGAGAGGGGTACAAGTACTAACAGCTATATTAAATGGGATGAAACAAATGACAGATGGGAAATATTCAATGATCTTAAAGTTTTAGATTCATCTTCAAATACTACTTTACTAACAGATACTTCTTTTATTTATACCTATAAGCCTTTAAGTTTAAATAATAGTCTATTCTATAAAGTACAAAGAATATCCTCTACACCAACTAATATCACCTCAGATGTGTCTTTTGTAGTTATAGAAAATGGTGCTTTAGGTAGTGCTGTTTTCCAAATGAATCTTCCTAATTTAAATGATGATACAATAGGTGGAAGAGTTATTAATATTGCAGTCAAAAATGCAAACTATGCAGAGATTTACACAGGTGGTACAGGACAAAATATTAGACATGGTGGTACTATATACTCACCATCAGATGCTTTTATTTTAAGTGGATATAGTTCTGTTCAATTAATATCTCATATTGTAGGTGGTGTTAAAGATTGGTATGTCACAGCTATATCTAATTCAGATATGATAGATTATATCACTGCTAGTGGTGCTATTACTATTTTTAATGGCAAGACCTATCACTGCAATCCTGCAGGTACTATTGCTTTAACTTTAGGTGTTGCACCTAATGGTACACAACTTACATTTAGATCTAGATCTAATCAAACCACTACAATCACTACTGCAAATAGTGGTATTGAAGGTACACATAATACAATCACCTTCAATTCAGATGCAAAAGGTTTAAGTATATATTATTATGGTACTAGCTGGTGGGTTTCTAGTATGTATGGCAATGTCGGCATAACCACAGTCCCTTAAAAAATGAAAGTATAAAATGATAATCGTAAACAGAAAAGATGATAAAATCATCCAAAGGTCTAGTGAAATCACAATCACAGATATGAATGGCAAATACCTTTTAGATGAACCTGAAACCACTAAAGTTTCTTTAGCTAATTCTATTCCTACCATCCAATCCGATATTCAAGATAGCTTCCTTGCTCTTTATCCAGATTACACAGATATAACCTTTAAATCTTTACCTGTGCAATCCGATTTTGATGCTAGTGCTTTATATACTACTTATCCATCAAGATGTCAGTTAGGTAGTGATTATAATACCTGTGCTATTTTACCTAAAAATGAAAACACTAATGCTTATGGTGTGCTTATCACAGATACAATCACTACTACAAGTAAAGATAAATTCCTTGTCTATTGGAAGGTTGCTATTGTTAGCTATGGTCAAGAGCAATCAGTAAATGTAAATGTACCAAGCACAATGACATATGAAATTTTAGAACCTAGTGATATTCAAGTGTATATTTCTAATGATGACGGTGTATCTTATACAGAGGCGAATTATTTGACACCTGTGAGTTTTCCGAGTGCATCCACTACTCTAAGACTAGCATTTATCAATAATTCATTAAATAAAATACACTTATTAGGATATGCAATACTTTACTAGGAGATAATTAACATGGCTGATAATTTTGGAACAGAAGTCAGTAGAGTTCTCAATAATCAAAACACTAAATTTACACATCTCATTTGGCAATCAGGTAAACCACCTTTGGATTCTGAATTAAACTTTGTTGGACAGCTTGCCAATGATTCTTTAATTGATGCAATTAAACAAACTACACCTAGTGGTTTTCTTGCTGATCCTATTAGTGCGATTGATTTTGAATGTAATCCTTTAGATAGCAATCAGTTCAGATTAAATTCTATTGATGCTATTGTTAATGGTATGCCTATTCGTATTCGTGGCTGTAATACGAATAGTGAAACCTCTAACATCATTAAATTATCTGCACCACCTGCCACAGGCAATCGTGTAGATTTTGTTTTCTTAGAAGTTTGGCGATCTTTAGTTAGTCCAAATCCTTCTACTGATTATAAACCTAGTGCTATTACTTTCTATAAATATGGCAACACTCAATTTGGTGGTACTAATATTACAGATGATCTTATTGATAATGACATAGGATTTGAAACCACTAAACGAGTTCAAATTCAATATCGTTTAAGAGTAGAAACTAATATTGATATTGACACTTATCCACAAGGCTTAGGTGATCCATCTGTTTTTGGTCAAGGTAATTCTATTAATCCTGTGACAAGTGCAGTATATACTAATATGGCAAGCGAAGGTGATCCATCCTGCTGGAAAGCATCATCTGTTGATTTTGAATCAACAGATAATTATTCCTATGCTATTCCTATTTGTGCTGTCTTTAGACGATCTACTTCTTCTTATATTGCTGTTCTTAATGGTTCATCACCTACACATAATGGTGCATCTGTAAGATCATCATCTACACCTAAAACCTTAACACAAGCTATTTTATCTGCAAGTTTGACTTCATCTGCTACTACTTTAAATTTAGGCAGTTCTATTGTAGGCAGTGGTTTAGATGAAGGTAATTCTGTAGGTGATTATCTAGTTTTAAACACAGGCATTAATAAAGAGATTGTTTTGATCTCTAGTGTGAATGTAGGCACAGGTGCTATTGTTATTGTTCGTGGTCAATTAGGTACTCAAGCTAAATCTCATCTAGCATCTACACAAGTGAGTTTATATAATGCAAGACCTGATGGTTTATATGCAGATCAAATTCATGAACAAGATATTTTAGATTTGATGAATAGCATTTCTTTAACAGGATTTGATTATTCACAGCTATTGCAAAATGCAGTAAATGACTTGATCACAAATAATTTAAGAACAACTTGGAAATCAAGTGCTACAGGCAGTGATAGTAAAGGTATTACTTTGGCTCAAGTGGATGTTATTGGTAATCCTAATACAACAAGACCATATACTGAAATTTTAGATGCTCCAAATGGTATTAGAACAGTATGGTCAGATAGTGCAGTGGTTGAGAAAAATGTAAATATCATTATTGATCCAGCTACAGCTTTAAATGATGATGGTACTACTGTTGGATATTTTGATAGTGGCTTAACAGACAATTGGACGATTAGTGCAGATTTAAAACCAACAGGTTTTATGCCTAGTGTAGATATTGGTGGTGGTACATATCAACAAGCATGGTCAAGTGGTGCTGTCATTTTCTTAAACTTAGGTGGTCTTGATGGTCAAAGTGGTGCAAGAAAAGGTTTTAAGAATAATCAAAAAGCAGTTCGTTTCTTAACTGAATCAGAGGAAGATTTAAAGCTATATCTTATTAATGATAATGGATATACCGATCCATTCACCAAAAAAACTCTTTTGCCTGTACTATCAACTTTTGCAGGTTATCCATCTAAAGTAGAAATCTTTGGTGGTCTTGTACACTCATCTTTAAAAGTTACAGGTATTTCAACAGTCTTAGCTGATCTTCAAATTAAAAGAATTTCTAATAGTGCAGATGTCAATCTTGAATATTATTATGAAATTGATTTAGGTGTAAATCTTGCAAGTTTACTTGATGGTACTACTAAAGTTTTAGGTAATGAATCAGTAGCTGATCTTCTTACAAACTATGGTAAAGATAATACAGGCTTTAGTTCTGAATTATTTGCTATTGTTTATGGATCACCTAAAACACAAAACAACCAATCCTTTCAAATTATAGGCATGGGAAAAGATGGTTTAACTTCTAGTGAAACTGATGCTAGTGGTTTAAATACAAATTCTACCATTCGCTTACTTCGTTTAAATGGTGCTTTCTCTAATTGGACAGAAGATACAGATGGCAATACTTTAACAGTAGAAATCAGAACTAGAAGAACTTATGCTTTTGATGGTACTACTGCTACTGATCCTTCTTTATGTATCGTCTTGCCTTATCATACTGTTTATGAAAATAATGCAGTATCTCAAATTTATGCTACTGAAGGCACATACTCTACATCTAAACTTTTAATTAATGCTACTTTACAATATGCACCCGGTCACAGTGGTCTTGCTCGTTCACCTGATCAAATCCATAATGTGTCTTTAAGAAATAAAAGCACAGCTTATCTTAGAAATGCTATTAGTGATCTTGATGCTACTCAAACTATTTTTGAAACAGACCTTGTTAAATATGATGCCAATACTCATATTCAATTATGGAATGCTTTAGCATCTAAAAATGCTGATCCTAGTCCTACAGGTAATCTTAATACTTTTGGTGGCAGTGTTATTGGTGGTGCAGATATTGATCGTAATAATGAAATCTTTGCTGATCCAAATTCTAAAACTTTAATTCTTAAACCTTTTAAGCAACATAATCTATTATTGCAATCCTTCCGTGCAAGTACATCTACTGATTTGCTTTTAAGTCAATATTATCAAGATGGTGTCACTGATAAAGATGGTGCAGGCATCTTCACAGGTGCTGGATTGCCTCAAGATTATTTTGAATTTCCACCTATGCACCTACCTAAATTTGGTAGACAGGATATTCCTTTCCATACAAACACAGGTTTAGGTGATCCTTTCTTAAATGGTTTACATCATCTCTTTATTGACACTAATACAAATACAGATGATGTCTATAATATCATTGGTGGTGATAGTAATGAGGGTTCAGCTGGTGTTGAGCCTATGCTTTTCTACACTGCTATTGATTATGGTACAAGTGATGATATTACTACAGGTCATCCATCTTTAGGTGCTAGAAAAGTTTCTCTTGAAATCCCAAGTACAGACTTTGGCAATATCTTAAATGGTATTGAACTGCCACCTTATCATGGTCTTGCTCGTGTTTATGGTGTATATGAAAAAACAGATTACCTTGCTAAAGTAGGTTCATCTGTAGCTGGTGGACATGAATCAGATCGTGTTACTCCTATTGCAAATCCACCTATTAATTTATTAAGAACAGATGCTACTAAATACACTATGTTTATTAGACAAGATGGTGCAAGTGATGTAGCAGACACAACAGGCAGTCATACTTATATCTTAACAGAACATTCTCTTGATATTCGTAAAATTCCTACTTATGTAGCAGGCGATGAATTTGCAGATTTTGATTATGTAGTAGAATGCTGTGTCTTTGGCTTTGCAAATGGATTTATTAATAAGAATAGCTTTATTCTCATTCGTAAATATGATGGTGCTGGTGTTGAGAATGTAAATCTCACTACCTTACCAACAGAATTACAAAATGTGGATGTTGTTATCCCTTCACCTTTTGGATCAGCAGATGAACTTTATGTAGAGTATTCAAGAACAGCATATCAAGGTGATATTTACCATACAAGAGGAGGATCAGTTGCAAATTATAATGATGAAGTTATTAGACAAGGACAACTTAATCCAAATGATCACTATTATGGTGGACTTACAAGAAAACAATTTAATACAGATGGTTCATCAGCTATTACAATCACTAATCCAAGAGGATTTGCAGTGCTTGCATCTATGGATTTTTATTTGACATTAGGTACAGGTAATATCGGTGGTACTCTTTATGAGAACACAGTAACAGATATTGGATATGAATCTACACATACACCACCAACTGCCTTAAATCAAGAATTGATCCATATCAAAGCAAAAGCCTTTAATGGAAAAGAAATTGGATTAACAAATGCTACTGCTACTTTAGTTTATGTAAAAAATAAAATTGTAGATGGTGTCTTACAAGTAAACCATTGCTATATTACAATCACATTGCCTAATGGTACAATTAAATCAGATGACTTTGCGATCACTAATGTTTTCACAGATGAGAGTTTAGCATCTACCATTATTGACACAGTAGGCATTTTATCTGACTACATTATTAGTGGATCATATACAATAGATCTTTATGTAAATAGAATTGTGTTTACATATATGGAAAAAGGTGTGATTGGGAATCAAGCTCAAATCTCTATTTATTTTACCTTCCCTGTAAATCAAAATAAGTTCACATATAAATTAGGTGTAGATACTTTATATGCCACAACAAAAGTGTATATGACAGGTGGCACAGGTATTCAAAATAATGCAGGCAATGGATCACTTGACTCATCTTTAATAGGCTTAACATCTCGATTGCCATTAGGTTTACTTGTAAATGATTATGATTTCTTATGTGAAGATATTCTTAATGATGGATCAAGCTATTTACAATCTACTTTAGGTAGTGTTAAGACTGCTAATATCTCTTTACCTATTGGTAGCAATGGTCTTGCTTATTCTAAAGTGAATGGTGTTGCTGGTGATGCTCTTATTATGAGTGAAGCAGTAAATGATACATATATTGCTTTTACTGATCTTAGTCCATCAGGTACTAAAACCTATAGAACACATCGTGGTGCTGTTTTATTTGGAGCATCAGGTAAAGTTAAAGGTGGTGCTGTTTCTTATGTTGTCACTAGCTTTCCTACAAGTGTACAACCTGTCCTTAAAGGTGGTGTTTTAGCTTGTAAAGCTATGCTCGTTCAAAACTTTGATGAAACTGCATTTACTACAGATGATGAAGTATCTTATGGTAGTGAATTACAATTAGTTATCATTACACAGGCAATTTACAGATCAGATGTGAATCAGGCAATTACTTTACAAGGTAGTATTTCACCAAGTGGATATGGTGAAGGATATGCAAGTGCAGATAGATTTAATATTAAAGGTAGACCTGTGATTAAGAATAAAATTCAGAAACCTGATTTAACAATTAGTCCTGCACCATTTACAAGGTAACAAAGTAAATGATCATTGTGGTTTGTCATTATATTGACCAACAGTAATATCATCTCTTTCAAATTGTTTTTGTAAATCTGAAATAAATTTCATTGCATCAATATCACCTAATTCAATTAAAGGAATCAATCTCTTTGTGGAATCAGGAATTGCATCATCAAAAAGAACTGCATCTTCAAGTGATGCACCTGCAATGAAAACTGCAAAGATTGCATTGTATGGAATATGACATTCAAAAGGTACACCACCAAAGGATAAAGTTGCCACGACTTTATCATCTCTAAACTGCATAGGATATGAAAAGTGATTTGAAAGATTTAATCGTACATTATCTTTACTCATTAAATCTTTTGGTAATTTAACACCTTCATAGGTAGGATTAATTGCAACAGTGGTTTTTGCTATTGCTAAGTGATCTAAAAGGATTTGCTTTCTATCCATTTGTATTTTCCTTCGTTATTGAAGTTTGAGTTCTCAAAGAACTTATTGTCTACATATACCTAAACACTAAAGATAAATTTTTATTGCAAGTTCATTTACACATATTTAAAAATTCTTGTTCTGTGATAACCTTAATGCCAAGTGCATTTGCTTTATCTAGTTTACTGCCAGCTTTTTCACCTGCTACAAGATAACTTAAATTCTTGCTTACTGATGATGCTACATTGCCACCTAACTCTAATACCTTTGCTTCTGCATCATTTCTCTTTAAGGTAGTCAATGTACCTGTGAAAAGAAATGATTTGTTTTTAAAGATACCTGTCTTTTCACTGCCATTGTCAATTTGGATATATTGCAAAAGATCAGTAATAACATTTACATTTGCTTTAAGACCATTAACAATATCCTGTGCTGTGATACTGCCAAAACCATCTAGTTTTTCAATATCAGATGTCTTTAATGCTAAAACTGCATCTAAGGTTTTAAATTGACTTGTTAAAACATCACTTGCTTTTTTACCTAAACTGTGAATGCCAAGAGATATTAAAAACTTATCTAAAGATAATCTAGTGCTTTTGGTAATGCTAGATAACCAATTATCTGCTCTAGTTTCACCAACACTTTCAATCTTTAATAAATCTTCTCTTTTAAGTCTATATAGATCAGCAAAGTTATTGACAAGACCTTCTTCTATTAACTTTTCAATCCATACATTGCCTATGCCTTCAATACCTACTTTTTCCATAAAGTAACTTACCTTTGTAGATAAACTACAATTCGCTGTGCAATATAGAAAATCTTCTTTTTGTTCTGTTGCTGATGAACAGAATGGACAACATACAGGAATTTCAATAGATGTATCACCTGCATTAATGACTTTTTCAAGGTGTGGAATAACACCACCTCTTCTTATTGCCAAAACATCTGCATTAAGAGTTAAACCTTTTGTCTTAATCATACCTGCATGATGCAAAGTAATCCTGCCTACCATTGCACCACTTAATTTCACAGGTTGGACGATTGCTACAGGTGTTAAGATACCTGATCTGCTAATTTGCCATTCAACATTTAAAAGTTTAGTTGTACCAAACTCACCTTGAAATTTATATGCTATTGCTCCTTTAGGGTGATGTGATGTATATCCTGCATTTTCATATGCTTGATTATCATTTACACGATAAACAACACCATCTAGTTCATAGTCCAAACTATCTTTAATGTTTAGGATATGATCATAACCTGCTTGTAGATGATCAATACCATTAAAGACAGTATAAAATGGGATTTCAAAACCTAATGCTTTAAGTGCATCTATTTTATCAGAAAATAGATTAAACTCACTGCCTATGAAATCGTATGCAAGAAACTTGATGCCTTGTACATTGCCATCTTTTCTCTTAATAATACCTGCTACTGCATTTCTAGGATTTGCAAAGATATCCTTTTGAGTATTAAATACAGAAATAGGCATATATAATTCACCACGAATTTCTACAGGTGTTGTTATGCTAATTTGCTTTGGTACGATGTTGATAATGTTTTGTGTAATATCTTCACCTATATTGCCATCACCTCTTGTTGCACCTTGTACCAAAATGCCATTTTCATATTTGATACTGCAAGCCATACCATCAATTTTAGGTGTGCATACATAAGATGAAAAAGACCTAGACCATTTCTTTAAGTCATCTTCATTATAACACTTGTCTAATGACAACATAGGTTTAGAATGTTGTACTTCCATACCAATTTCTGCGAATGTGCCTAAACTGCTTAAGACAGGTGATGTAGGTGCAACTGCTCTTAATTGCTCTACAAGTGCATCATACTCTACATCAGAGATTTCAGGTGCATTCAAATCCCAATAAAGAGAATTGTGTTTCTTAACTAGATTTTCAAGTTCTGTGATAGATAACATTTTCATTCGTCCTTTCGTTTTTTAACAATCTACTTGATTGACACTCATTTTTGTTAGTCTTTTTATTTGTAATCCATCAGGTACTTTATCGCTAGGATTGTTTCTACATTCCCATGATAAGTAAGATAGGATGAAATCTATATCACTTGTCACAAATTTACCATCTGTGAAAAGAGGATAATTATTATCATTTTCTGTGAAGGATAATAAATTTTTGTGATTGACTACTAGACCTGTGACATATTTACCATCTTCTGTTGTCCTAATGGTGATACTTTCAAATCCCATTGCTACAAAATCATGAAGAATTACTTCATTCTTTTTGATTGAGAAGTTTAAACCTTTCATGGTCAATCTTTCTTTGATGTATGTCTTTTCCTTGAGAACAGTAATACCTTTTGATCTTCTTGCCATTTTCATTTTCCTTTTTTTGAAAAGTGGTTTTGTCTTATTGATACTACTTAAACACTTAAGATTAAGATTTATTGCAAGTCAGATAAAAAAGATTATAAGAAAAAAAAGAAAGCAGGTGTTTAATTGATTAAACTTTACTTACCTTTTACACAAGATTTGATAAAAGTGCCTTATTCCGAACAGGATATGTATTTGATCCAAGCTAAAGGATCAGGTTCTATTAAAATAGGTGTAGCTAAAGATTGTGATGCTCGTATAAAGCAATTACAGACAGGCAATGCTGTAGAATTAAGATTGATTCATGTCTTTAAAGGATATGGCAATGTAGAAAGACCACTGCATAAAGAATTGAAAAAGTTTAGAGAAAAAGGTGAATGGTTTTCCTATAAATGTGTTGGCTCACTGCCTGTTGAGATATATGAACAGATACCTTATGGTGCATTAGATTCATGGTGGCTTTCTATATAAGAGCCAAGCAAACCTACTAGATATATAAATAATGCCTCTTTACTTAAAAAGAATAAAGCTAAACAAATTAAAAGATGCTTAATCATTTTACAAAGCTGTCCATTTCTCTTCATTATTAGGTGCATTATCTACTAATGTAGGAAAAGCACTTTCTACTGTTGTTATTCGTGGATTATTAAAATCCCTGCTTAGATTTGTATCTAAATTAGGATAAACAATATTGTCTATGTTATTTACAATGAAACTTAAATGATGTGTATCTGAATATGATTCACTATCAAATAAAAGACTTGGTGTGACACCACCTACTGCACCTAATAAGATTTCATCTCTTTCTTTGACCAGCTGTTCTCTTAAATCGCATAGCTTAATAATTCTTGCCTCAAGATCATTTCTCAATTCTTTAATTTCCTGTGGCAACCATCTTTTAGCTGATTCGACTGCATCACTAATCTCTTTGCCAAAGTCATACATATTTAAATTCTTGCCAAACTTTCTAGGTGGAAATTTCCATAATGGCAACCAACCACCTGTACTTAATGTACCTGTTTGTGGATTTTTATCTGGCTGTGGTGCAATGATACCCGTGTAAGGCTGTGTTTCAATAATTTGTTCATCACTGTAAAAATATGAATCTGGTTTTAAGAACATAGAAATATCAAAAGGATTTCCACCTTGCACAACATAAGCAATAATGAGTTTATGCAGGCTTGATCCTTTATTGACTTCAAATCCTATTCTTCTTTCTGTCATTTTACTTGTAGAACCATCTTTTAAAAAAGATACACGGATATATCCTATTTGTGAAAGTTCATTGTTAATAACTTTCAATCGTGCTTCGACATTTCTTCTTTGGTTTAAAGCAAAGTTTCTGAACTCATACCAACTACCTTCTCTAAAATAAACAGACCAAGCAAAAGACATTTTTATTATCCTCCAAAGATAGCAGAGAAAAGATCAATAACAATTTGTGGTGGACCGGGGATGACAACACATTGACCAATACCTAAAGAAGGAGCATTAGGTTTTTTAGTAGCAGATAAGAAATCAGCAAGTAAACCATCTGTACCTTGTGAAACAACAAAAAGCATACCGACAGTTGCACCTAGATCTAAAGCGAAATTTAAGATAGCATCTATAAATGCTTTTAGTTTAGCAATGATTCTTTGAATTTCTTGTATTCTCTTTTGCAAGACTTCAATAAAATCTTTAATCGCTTTAATAAGACCTTCTAAACCTAAAGTTAAGGTTTCTACAAAAGCAATAATTTCATTTAAATAAGCTGTGAAATCAGGAAAGCCATCAATAAAGAATTTCACATTAAACCAAGCACCTGTTTCATTTAATACCTTCTGTGGTAAAGAAGTAAGCATCCGTCTAGCATTATCTACAATATCTTGATCTACCAAATCATACATAAGAGAAAGTTTAGCAGTAGTCTTTACTTGTTCTTTTTCTGAAACACCTAATTTCTTTTCTGTGTATGCAGTAGGAAACAAAGGTTCGATTCTTCTTTCAAGACCTGTAGTTAAGTAGATGATGTTATTAAATGCAGATCCTTCAACACGAGGTTTATTTGCCTTTAGAACTTCATCAAAAGAAGTATCGCCAAAGCTACCATAATTATTAGCATTCCCATGCACACCATACATATTATCTTCTATTAAGAAATCATAAAAACTTTTCTTTTGAATTTGATCGCCTACTTTAACATCTATTCTTTTTTCAGAAAGAAATTCAATTGGCTCTTGCAATGCTATCAGTTGTGCTTCTGTTGGAAAAGGTAATTTATTTACTATGTTCTGAATGACAGCTAAAACATCTGATCTAAAGCTATTCGCATCTTGATCAAATTTCACAAAGCTGGTGGCATTTGCCTGTCTATTGGCATATGCCATAAGATTGAATTTCACTTGTGATGGCAAATTGAAAAAATGAAACTTACTTGTACCATATAAATATGATTTGGCAAACTCAGCACTTTTTACACCAGCCTCTTGACCATTCAAATAATTCTTTTCATTTAAATAATCACCTAAAATGAAAATAGCTAATGCCTCTCTTAAAGCATTGATATAATCTACACGATCATATTTAGGTAGCTTGGTTGAGATAGCATTAGAATTAGTAGAAACCAAACCTGTAACAATCCCATTAGAAACAATAGAGTTCCATAAGTATAAAGGAAGATTTTCTACAAGATCACTATCACTAAAACCTAAATCTGAACTTAAAGATAAAACTTCTACATATAAATCTTCTGCTTCACTTTCAGTTTGTTTATCAATAACAGTGATGCCATTTGTTGTATTGCCATCTACTTCATATGGTTTACTTGAATATGTGATTTTTTTAGGCAAATCTTTATATGGTATGGTTAAGCTATATGAATTACCTGTTAAGAAAGCACCTACTGCGAAAGGATTGTAGTAAAAAGATTTATTTGTCTTTTCTACCAAGTCTTGTGGCAGGATCACTTTATCATTAAAAAAATACTGATAACTAAAGGGATAACCTTTTTTAATAATGTCATCAATAAAGTTTTCAAAATAAGGTATTACACGACTATCTTGAATGAGTGTTGGACTACTTAATAATGTAAATGACTTTCCATTTACAGTAACAGGCTTATATAAACTTGCACCTATTTCTTGTGCAAGTTCAATATTAGTAGTTGTCTGTGCAGATTTAGTTCTTCTTAATAAACCTACTTTCACAGGCATAGTACTTATATTTACTAAGAAAGCATCAGGTGGTACTACAAAAGATGGAAAAAAACTGTCTTGACTATTAGAAGGTGGTGTTAATTCCCAAGAGATTTTTAAACCTTCAGGTGTTTTAAGTTTTGAATTAGAGAAAGGAACTCCGAACTTTGAAACAAGTGTTGCTTTAACATTGGATGCGACTGGCAAACCACTATCTTCTAAAATTCCTGTAAATAGCTTTTTCAAATCATTAAATATTTTGATGAGTCTTAAAATCCCTTCTATATTAGAACCTGCGAATTGAAAAATACCAAGCACAACACTATCTTTACTGATAACAGGTCTTGTTGTATCAGCTGGATTAGTAAACTTGTTTACCATCCTTTGCTCAAATGCTTGATATCCACCAGCATACACTTTATAGCCTTCATCAAAAACTCTTGGCAACATATCCAAATCGGTAGTTAAATAAAGACCTAAGTTTTGAAGATCTGAAATGATATTTTTAATAAGTGCAATAAGCTCTTTCAAAAGCAATAACAAAGGATTACTGAAATCTATTAGAAAGGCTTTCACAAATTCTAACACATTATTAAGAAAGGTAAGAAAGATATTAAGAGTAGCAAAGATGTTATCTACAATTGGTCTAACTTCTTTAAAGATGTCAGGTATTTTAGGTGTTTTAATAATTGACCATTCTGCCATTTATTTTTTCTCTCTTTGATTTCTTTTTTGTGCTTCTAATCTTTCTAATTCCATTTGTGCTTTACTTAATTCCATTAAGTCTTTATCCAGCATAGATTGAAACATCTGCTTTAAACTTTCTAACTGATCTGTAAAGGATTTAACTTTTTCTTGATCTGGATTGATCTTGCTTTTCCATTCTGTCATTTTTAATCTCACCTTTTTTCACATAAAGAACATTTAATAAAACAAATATAGTATAAGATACATATCTCTTTTAAATAAAGGAAAAGAAAATGGCTTTAAAAACTCGTAAAGCAATACAAGTTCAAAATGCAATCCTACAAGACCTGCATCAAATCTTCTTAGAACTCGAAGAACCTGTAAGACCTTTCGTTTCTAATAATGAAACAAAAGAAGATCGTGATGGACAAACTTATATTGTAGTGAAAAAAGACGACTTTGAAGATTACTTGGTGCTATGGATTAAAGAATATCAACATGACATTATTAATGTTAAGCATCCTATTGTGTCTGTTGGTTTTCCACTTGAAAACTTTGAAGTGAATGAAATTTCTCATATTCATAATGCAGATGACTATTACTTTTGGAAACAGGATGTCTTAAGAGAAAGGATTAAAAAAATTTTAGAAATTTAAATGAACTTGCAATAATATCTTATGCAAAGTGTTATATAAGTACAAACCTAAACAAAAAGGAGTTCTTATGAACACTATCTTAAATCAAATCAAATCTGTTGATCTAATCTCTTCTATTGATGTACTTGACTGTTCCGATACTGAACTAGAAAGTCTTCTTTACTGTGATAAAGGTAGTTTTTACCTTTACAGTTATATATCTGATAATAACAAAATCGAAATCTCTTTAGATGTAGATGACAGTGAAAATGATGATATGTATCAAGTGTATCATAAGTCTTATGATACATCTGATGATATTGCACAAGACCTTAAAACTTTTTTCTCTAACCTATAAGGACAAAAAAAATGATCAAGTCAATCGATATTCTCTTTACTCTCTTATCTATGTTAAACACCGAAACACCTGTCTTAGATACAGATGAAATCTGTAAACTAAACCAACTCTCAAATGTTATCTATTCCTATAGTGTAGAGAACACATACTTTACTCAAGAGCAATCTGTGCAACATTTAATTGCACTTGCATGGAATGAAACTAGATTTTCTTTTGATACAGATCATATCACACCAAACTACTATGGTGAGGCTTGTGGTGTGTTTCAACAGACAGATAAATTAAGCATGAATAAATTTGATTGTGTTGATCTTTTACATCCTACTAGAGCAACCAAAGAGGCATTAGATCAATTGAAATACATAAAAGAAAGATGGGATGGCAAACTAGATAAAACCATCTGTCATTACTTTAGTGGCAATAGATGTGATGATAAAGCATCTGAAACCTATGCAAGTAATCATAAAAATGCAAGACTTAAAGCAGTAGAGTTTTTAAAGAAATCTAAAAATATTGATCATTCTGAAATTAAGAAAGTAATAGAAACCTGTCTTTAATATAATGAATTTGAATTTTTATAAAGGAGTACTTAAAAATGAATTGCACGATCTGTGGCAAAAAATACCACGACCTGCCTAATGCTATCAAATGGACTGAAAGAGATGGTGGTGCTTGTGAACCTTGTGTACATAGACTTAGAAAAACCTTTGGCAAATACCATGAACATTTCATTACACATGAAAATAAGAAAGCTAAAAAATGAATTGGCTAGATGATTTTATCTCAATCCTGCCTTTAAGCACAGAGCATCAAAACTACTTAAATAAAAGAGGTGTGGATCAAAACACTAATGTTAATTTTAAAACCTTTGATATGGTAAACTTTAACATTCCGTGTGATCGATTTAAAGCAACCTTTGGCAAAGCAGGTGAAAAATTAAAAGACTGTTTAATCATCCCTGCTACCTGTCCAAAAGGTGAAACCTATGGATTTGAAGCAAGGTCTTGGGATGCAAATGGTAATAAAAAAGTTTTTAAATATATGCTAGATCGCAGTCAATGGATACCTTCTTTACTTAATGGACATGAAGTAGCTGAATCATTATGGTCTAATGGTGATGTTTATTTTGTTGAAGGTGTCTTTGATATGGTTGCTCTTAAAAAGGTTATCTCATATCCCAATGCAGTAGGCTGTACTATGAGAGCAGGTGTAGATGAATTAACAATCTCTTTAATCCAAAGGTTTGCTAATAAGATCAGTACTATTTATATGGCATACGATAATGACAACACAGGTAGATTGAAATCTAGTGATGCTATTTATAAATTCAAAAAGTTAGGTATTCGTGCTGTGGAATGTAAATATCGTGGCAAAGATCCAAATGAATTATGGACGATGCAAGGAGATGCAGGTCTAAAAAGATACTTCCTATTTTAATAATTCTTTTATCTTATTATATTTAGATATGAACACAATATGAAAGGTAATCAAAATGAAGTATCTTATTTCATCTTTAAAGAATCGTTTAAATAAAATAGCAGGTGTTGAAAAGATTGCAGGTGGTCTTTTTAGTGAGATTTTTTTTAAGACTGTAGAAAAGCAATTGAAGTCTAATCCTGTGATTAAAAAATCAGAATATAAAGTAGCTGTGGATGATGATGCAGAAAGTATTGTTATTTATAAAGATGATCAAGAACTTGCATTAGTTTTTAGATTGATGTTAGAAAGTCCTAAAATTAATGGTTATGCCATCTCTTGGGAAATCGCAGGATTTTCAAAGGTTTGGGATGGTAAAGAAAGCAATCTTACATCTGATGAAATTGAACAAGAACTCGTAGGTTATATTGTAAAGATGTTTAAACTCTCTTGGCAAAAAGGCTACCTTCAATAAAATTTTGATATTCCCTTCTATTATAAAATAAAAAGGGAATATCAGATGAGTAGACAAGTTTTAATAAATAATGTAGTCAAAAGACATATCATTCGTTTAGCATCTATTGATGCTATTCGTGAAAGTAAAAAATATAAAACAGCTAGTGCTGGATATGTTCGTTCTGAAATCACACCTGAAGTTTTAGAAGTTTTAGGCAATCATCTTTTCTATAAGACTGCTTTTATTAAAGACATTACTTCTTTATATGAAAACACTAAAAATTCTTTAATCCATATCTATGAAGAAATACAAAAGAAACCAAACAAATGGGAAGAAATTAAAAAAACCTTAAATCTCGATCCTAAAAATATTGGTTCTATGCTAATGGACTTGCCTAATTTTAAATCCAATTTTGGCAAGTGGTTAGAAAGTGTTATTAAAGATATACCTTTCTTAAACATCATGTATAAAGTGTCTAAATTAGAATATACACAAGCGAAACAATGGTTAGAGAACTTATATGCTAAACTACCTGCTAAAATCCAACAAGGTATAGATAAACTTAAAAATATGGCTACATCTGTTAAGGATTGGTTAGGAAAGATTTGGGATTTATTAAAAGAAAAAATTAAAAAGACAGATAACAAAGCAGTAAACATAGCTGTGTTTTTAGTCTATTTAGGTATTTCAAGAAAAATAGATGATGATACCTTTGCAAAGAAAAATCTAGTATCAGGACTAACAGGCAAATTAGATAGTGATCAGATACTAGATGATTTACCTATGGATAAGTTAAGTGATTTCATATCTGCTCTTTTAGAGGATTTCATAGATATTGAAGATATTGTGAAATATAAGACTTTACCTTTTCAGATTTATTTCCTTTATCAAGAAGGATATTTAGATGAAGAACTAAGAATATTGAAAGGACATTAGGAATGAAAAGAGAAATTTTAATAAAACTTGCCTGTCAAATAGCAGTACATAAAAGCATTAAATATAAAACTGCATCACATTTAAGACAAGAACTTAATGCGACTACTTTAATACCTTTTGGCAATCAAATTGTTAAGTATGGTTCTATTAAAGGTCTTGTTGGTAAAATTAAACAAATCTATGAAGGTTTTCAAAAGATGCCAAACCTTTGGGAAAAGTTTAAAGAAAAATTAGGTATCACTGCGACTAATGTTGTTTCTCTATATAAGCAACTTAATGAAAAGTTATCTGAATATCTTGAAGAAGGTAAAAAATGGATTGATGGACATAAACAGAAACTAGCAAAAGAAAACAAGCTAATTTATTTTATGTTCTTATATGCAGAGAATGCACCTACAATAACAGGTTCTATAAAAACACTACTTGAAAAGATCAATCCTGATAATTCATCTAAGCTGTCTAAAAAACTTAAACAATTATCAGATGGATTTGGAAACCTAAAAGACACAATAGATGAGTTCTTTAAAAAACATCCTGTTCTACATACAATCAGTATTCCTGCTAAAGCATATTTATTTTGGATCATTTGGGTCAATGTAGCTGAAGTCAGTTGGAAAATCACAGATATTATTAAAGGTTTTCTAGGTCAAATCTCATGGGGTGATCTTTTAGAATCACTACCTGAAAGTGGTTTAGGTTTTCTTATCCAAATCTTTATGCCTTTCATCCCAAGTGGCATGGTTGCATCTTCTTTAAAGATAGGTTGGAATGCACTGATCATCCCTGCTATGGGTATACAATTTTATTATCTGTATCAACAACACTTAATAGATGAACATGGTAAACTGATTGAAAGTGAAGTAGAGAAACTAACATGAAATATATAAAACTTGCCTGCATACAAGCAATAAAAGAAAGTAAAAAGATAAGGACAGCTAGTGCATATCAAGTTAGAAAAGAACTTAATGCGACTACCTTAATACCTTTTGCTAACCAAATTGTTAAACATGGTTCTCTTTTTGGACTAACAAGTAAACTCAAAGATATTTATGAAAAGTACCAAGAGCAACCACAGATGTGGAATCTTTTTAAAAAGACTTTAGGTATTAATGCTATAGATAATGTTTCTCTATATCACCAGCTTAATGATAAATTAGCAGGATATCTTGAACAAGGTAAAGAATGGGTCAATAAGCATAAACAACAGCTATCGGAAAAAAATAAGTATTTGTACTTTATGTTCTTATATGCAGATAAAGCACCAACAGTAACAAGTTCAATAAACTATTTACTTGAAAGAGTAGATAGTGAAGAAAAGCAAATTATCATGCAGGCATTTAAAAAATACAATGGTGGTTTTAATACCTTTGCAGAAATTATTGAAGATTTTTTTGATCATCATCCTGTTTTTGATGTCATGTCTATGCCTGCTAAAGCATATGTATTTTGGTTAGTTTGGACAAATGTAACAGAAATAAGTTGGAAGGTTACAGATATCACTAAAGGATTTTTAGGTTTAATGTCATGGGGTGATCTTATTCGTACTTTACCTGAAACAGGTTTAGGTTTACTTATTCAAGTATTTTGTCCTTTTATCCCAAGTGGAATGATTGCATCCTCTTTGAAGATAGGATGGAATGCTTTAATAATACCTGCTATGGGTGCTCAATTTTATTATCTGTATCGCAGGCATTTAATAGATGAAAAAGGTAATCTAATTGAAAGTGAAGTTTTAAAATTAGAATAGCATTTTTTAAGTAAATCAAATCCTTAATAATATAAGTAAATGGACAACAAAACTCTTCTTTTGTCAAAAGGAAAAAACAAATGGAAGTCCATTTTCATGTTAAACAAAACAGACAACATTTAAGATCATTGATCAGTTTGTCTAAAAAAAATAAAACATCTCGTGCAGTAAAATTTGAATGTTTTAATAACACCATTAAAGCAACTGCTACAAATAATGATTTCATCTTGTCATGTATTTTAGACGGATCTATCTATGATGATGGTATTGTCTTTTTACCTACTGATGTTTTAGATAAAGCTATGAGATCATCTACTATCATTTTAAAAGATGATCGCATCTCTTATGGTGAAGAACCTGATGGTCTTTTCTCTCAAGGTGATATTGAAACTGTTGAGTTTACTCAATTAGAATTTACTAGCAAAGAAGATGATTTTGAAACCTTTACAGGTAAAAAGATCAATCAAGCACAAGCGATTGAACTCGGATATGCTCTTAAAAATGCTGTTCGTTTCTTATCCAAAGAAGAAGGAAAGAATAAAATCACAGGTGTTTATTATGATCCAACCAATCGTAATATCGTATCTACTGATGGTACTAAACTCTTTACTCAAAAGCTAACATTTGAATTTGTCAATCAAAAGGCTTTGATCCCTGCTGATGCTATTCCTATTCTTGCTGATAACCTTATTAATGCTCATGCTAGTGTTAAGGATTGTCATTTGAATATCCAAAATGCGACTACAAGATATTCAATTTTGCTGGTGAATGAAAGTTTTCCAAACTACTTAAATGTCATGCCTAAAGATGCTGATCTTGAAAAGATCAATATCTCTGCTCGTGGCAAACAAGCATTATATGAAAGCGAAAAAGTGATTGATACACCTATTATGAAAATAGATGTAGATGAAAGATCCACATTGAGATTGACCAATACAGAAAGTCAATATGTATGGCAAGAGAATGAATTTCAAGGTAAAGAACGATCTGTTAATTTCAATATTAACAACCTCACTCAAGTTCTAGCTTTAACTGAAAACATTTACTGCAATCCTAGAAACTTTTCATCTGCACCATTCTTATTTACAAAAGATAATGTTAAAATCTTATTGATGCCTACAAAAGTTTAAAAAGTGATGGTATAATATAAAAAGATAGGCAATGTTGCTTATTAAAACACACACACACTTTTTTATAGGAATAATGATCATGTCTGACAAAGTAAATGGTTATCAAATTCGTACAGATCTTTTACATTTAGCAACTCGTATTGTAGAAGAACAATCTCAAACACAGCTTAAATTATTTGAAGCAAAATTACATATGGCAAAGTCTTTAGAAGATTTAGCCAAGCTAAATGCACCTGCCAATACAATTGAAGAAATTTTATCTGTTGCTGATAAATTAAATCAATTCGTGCAAACTAAGTAGCATCATCAGGCAAACTTGTAGGATTAAGGATAGACTTATAATCTACTAAAATCCCATCATACATAGGAATCCTGCGACCATCTTCTTGAAATCTTAAAGCAAATGCTTTGTGAATCTTAAAAATATCATCACTTGAATATCCATCTTCTGTAAGCATATTGATAAAAACTTGAGTGCCTGCATATTTAGCTTGCACAATTAAATCTTCATCTGAAATTTGTGATACATACAAAATCCATTCTTTTAGTGTCTTTGGATCTTCCATTTTTATTTATTGCCTTTCTTGCTTAGATCAAAAGGATTTAAAACAGGTTTCAAATCACCTCTCAATACTGCAATTTCTTTTTGTGTATTTTCTAAAGTTTTTTCATTTTCTAGTTCTTTAGTAATAGTAGTAAAAAGAGCATCGTCTTGTACTGCTAACATTCCCATTAAACTTTCAGATGATACTTCTTGATCTTCATCTGCATACTTTTTAGATGCTAATTTCATAGATGAAAGTTCAGGATTATTTTTAAACTATCTAGAATAGCTACTCTTTCATTCATATTAGCTTTGACAAGAACTTCTTTTAAGTCTTTCATATAAGTTTTTACAAGAGTAGATTTTTCTGATTTTGTTAACTGTGTTAAGATTTGATCTCTAAAGAACAAAAACCAACATTCAGTACTTTTAGTATCAAATGGATCTGTAGGTGCTGATAAATATTCTTCTAAAGTTTCAAAGCCTGCCTCTTTAACTTTTGCATCTACATATTTAGTTAAATGCTTATATGACTTAGAATTGTCATCTAAAGATAAAGTAAGTTTTGTAGTACTACCAAAGAATTTCCATAGTTCTTCACCTGCTTTAACAACATTACCTTCAGAATCTGTAAAAGTGATTGCATAAAGATCTAAAAGACTATAAGTTTGTTGCTTGTAAACATCTGTCATTTCGGAAACAAGATAATAACATTTAGCTAGTTTTAAAAGCCACCAACCTGCACCATCTCTAAGGAAAGTAACAATTTGATGTTTTTGTTGAGAATTAAGTCCTTTAGTATCAGGATTTTTTAGTTTTGAAATTAAATCCAAAACACTTTCTTTATCTACTTTTACATCTACTGCTTTTGTTTTTAAACTTGCATTGTGTTCTTCGACTTTTTCAATATAGTTTTTCAATTCTTCCTGAAAAACCAATTGTGATTGTGCATCATTTCCTGCTGGTAGTGGTGAAACTAGATTAGTTGGATTTAAGAATTTTAATACCAAATCAAAATTCTGTTGTAAAGGAGGATACTGTAGTGTAAGTATTAGCACAGTAGCATCATATCCAAACTTGGGCCAGATATAATAACCAATCATAGGATTATGTCCTTGACCTTTTTTACCAAGTCCTGTTTCAGGATCAAAGCTATTAAAAGAACCACCACCATCTGTTACAAGTTCTTTTTTACCTGCCTTTTTACAAGCTACTAATTGAGAAAACAATGCTTTGTTTCCAATACTCTTTGGGGCACAAGTTGTTGTAAAAAACTCACAATTTTTTACTGAATCAGAATTGACTGCTCTAATTTGTGATGCAATCCAATCGCCTTTTAACCTAATATGCTTTACATCAGGTACAGAAACACTACTTGTAATTTCAGCAGGTGTTACATTCAAAACACCTGATATACCTGAAACATCTAACTTTTCTTTCAATTCAGGTGTCAATACAGTAGTGCCTAATTGTTGTAGTATAGTTTTAATTGATGGATGATTAAAACGATTTGGATCTAAAACTGTATGCTTAACAGGATCTTCCTTCTTATTCTTAAAGTATTCATCAATTTCATTTGATGCTTCTCTTGTAGGCAAAATCGCTCTTGTAAATTCTTCTAAGTTTGGTGTTGTCATTTTATCACTTACAACACCATGTTCAATCGCACTGTAGTTTTCAGATAACTTGATAGCACCACTTTTTTTAATAATGTCATTAAAGAACTTCTGATCTGTTTCATGTACTAGACCTCTCAATTCATCTATTGACACTGTTGGTTTGCCTTTTTCATCATTAGGTGCTACTGCATCTACCATCACTTCAAGAACTTCATTCTCCTGTCCTTGTCTAAATGCTCTTGCTGTTCTTTGCTTAATTTCTTCACTATCCCAACCATCTCTATCTAAATGCACAACAGCTTTAAATTTTTGTAAATTAAATCCTCTTGCATAAGATGAATTACATACCATTGTAACTACTTGATCATTTTCTGCAATAAAGTTCTTAACAATCTTAATTGCCCATGTCATATCTACAGACATATTTTTTACAGAAGGTTTAGCTACTGCACCTGTCTTTGACATTCTTTCTCTTTCAATCGCTTCAATTTGTTCTTCTGTTAAACGATTGATCTTAAAATTCTCTACATTGGTTTTTTTAGTAGCACGACCTTTCTTTAAAGGAACACCTGCCTGATAAAACACAATCATATTAGATAAACAAAGAGCATGAATTTTTGTACGATGTCTCATAGAAATAGAAATGACTGTTTGTTTTGCTACATCATTATCTTCTGTGAAATAAATTGTTCGTTTAGATTCCTGTAAGAATTTAGTAGCTAAAGCTGTTGCTTGTTCTACCTTTGGATTTACAAAAGTATAAGTTTTTGGCTCAATGCCTTTCATCTTATTATATTTTGCCATTGCTTTATGTGGATTTAAACTAAACAAGTGTAATAAAGCAATCTTATCCTTTAAATTACCAACTGCAATATCTTTTTCTTTTTGCAAGGTTACTGAAATATCTTCAGCATTTTGTGTCAATAAAGCAGAATACCTGTCTTTCATTTCTTTAAGCTGGTTTTTAATGCCACTTGCTACTTCTACATATGCCTTACCTACTTCAGGTGGCATATTTACAGCTGTGTTTAATTTCACTAAAGGTTTAAGTTGTTTTTTACCTACTGCCTCGTAATCCACATCCATCTTATCTGCAAAGTAAGCATTTTGCTTTAACCAAATATTAAATTGATGTCTTGCTTCAGGTTTAATACCTACAAACTTGCCACCAATATTGATTGCATATTTATCTGCAAATGCTTTTTCTTTTGCAGGTTCAATAGGATTACCTGTAGATAAAGATACAAATCTAAATAAATCCATAGGTGATGTTTCTAATGCAGATGCAGTTAGTAAAATCTTTCTTTTATGTTTTACTCCACTAATCGCTTGTGCTTTCTTTCCTGTTAAGGCTTCATTCACTTCATCAAAAATCATGCAGTAATATTCATTTTCAAAATCAAACTTGCTTTCGTACATCTTAACAAATTCGGTATATCCAATTTCTTTTGCACGACTATCAATCTTTTTTTCTACATTCCCAGCTAATCCATCTGCTACATCTTCTGTTAAAAACTTTCTCACTTCACTTAAAAAGTTTCCTCTTAAAGCATCAGGACCCACAATTAAAAACTTTGCATCCTTTTCTTTTTTTGATCCCAATTGCATTGCAGTCACACCTACTAAGGTTTTACCTACACCTGTGTCTAATGCCATCACACCTTTTAAATCATTTGCATCTAACCAAGCTAATGCCTCAACTTGCTTATTGTTAAATACAATGTTATCTTTAAATCCACCTATTGATACAGGTTTATATTTTTCTAAATTCTGTGCATTTAATGCTTTGTCTTTCTGTAAGACAATACCATAATACTTTTCTAATTCTTCATGTGCTTTTCTAGTCATCAAACAAGATCCTAAAGAATCTTTGATTGACTCATAATCATCACCATCAAAATAATAAGTTACTCTTGTACCACTAATATTTTCAATTTCTTCAACTGATGCTCTTGTCTTCTTTAAATTCTTTAAAGCACCTCTTTCACCTTTAAAAGCATCACCTTTTGGTAATGCAATTACAAACCTGCCTTTAAACCATGTGATATATGGTTCTTCCAAAACATTATAATTGATCTTAATATCACCACTCTCTACTTTAATACCTTCATAGATATTAATAATTTTACCATTTGCTCCAACAGAATAACATTTATTTTCGCTTGTTAATCTTCCTGTTGCATTTGCTAAATCTTCCACAGAGAAACCTTTCATTGGTCCCCTTGTGATAATATCTTTAGTAACACCTTTAATAGTAGTAGTCTTTACTTTGACCCAATGTGCAAATCTTAAAGGATTTGATGCCTTTGGTGTTGTATCATCAGATAATTCTACTTCTCTTTCTTCGCCCGGAAGTGCATCTACTACTGAATCAGGTAAATGATCTATCACAATAGGTGGAATATTCATATCCAAATCTTCTGTTAATGGAATAGGATTTCCAATCTCATCAAATTTAAGTGTACCATCTTTTTTGGTTTCATATTTAGGTACAGGCTCACCATTTTTAAAAATTACATTTCCTAATTCATCTTTTTCATAAATCACTCTTCTCTTGATATGCTTAAAGATTAATTGCTTTTGTTGTACTTCTTCACCATTTTGGTTTGTTACTGTAATCGTTCTGATTTCAGGAAAAGCATCTCTTAAAACCTTTGACTTAATTTGGACATCAAATTTCTTTTGTTGATAAACTTCATATGCAGATAAACCATTTTCGGATTCAATCACACCTAGCTTTTCACTATAAATGGTATGTGCTTTATCTAAAAAGTTCTTTTGTTCTTCTTTGATAGCTACCTTTAAAGTTTTACCTTTGACAATAGAATTTGGTTTTTCAAGTTCTTTAAGCTGTCCATATAATTGCTTTACTGCTCGCTTATTGATTTGCATATCTGAATCAATAATTTCTTTTTCCATATTATATTCATCTAAAACATATTTAAATGAAGGCACATCCACTAAAGACACTAATTTTTCAAACATCTCTTTATATGGATCTTGATCAATATCCCAACCTTGACTCAGAAAATAGTTTTGGCAAATTTGAGATAGCTTAAGATTACTATCAATCTTAAATTGCTTAAATTTTGTGATCAATGGTTTTAAAGATAGACCAATTGGTACAATATTGTTTTTTGCTATCATATATTCCATAAGATTAGCAAAGGTCAAATCCATATCTGTTTGAGATAAAATCTTTTTAATTACATCTTCTGTTGTACCTACGACTGATGTACTTAATAATTTGGCACTTAACTTCTTTTTAGCTAATTGATCCATTTTTACTAAGTAATCTTCTTCTTTGACTTCCGACATCGTATCAATGTCTAAATCAACAGGCAAATTCATTGTCTGTAAAAAGTCTAGTTTTCTTTTTTTAATAACACCTGCAATCGTAGGCATATTTTTTGGATCATTTAAATATAAATCAAGACGATCACCATCTTCTAATTTAACTTCTGTAAATGCTCCGATTCCTGATAACTTAGTCTTTAATTGAGCTTTTTCATACTCAACATATTTCTTCTTAATCGTATTTGCATTTTCTGCAATCACAACAGCAGGTATTGCTCCTGATACTTCTTTAAACACATCGTATTTTACACCTGTGCTTGTTACTTTTTGTGTGATCTCATATTGCAAACCTTTTGCTTTGCAAATTAAAGCAATCCATCCTGATAATGACTTCAAACTTTCTTTGAAAAATGCTTGCTTACCTAAACGATTTGCCACATCAAAAGCACCTGCCATTAAAACAACTTTAGCTTTCTTAAAGACTTCTTCTTGTGAATTACTTGTTGGATTTCCTTGTCTCACAATGAACTCTAAATATCCTTCCCATACCTTTTGTAAATTCGTTTCAATGAAAGCATCTACTTTTTGAATATTTACTTTCAAGTCAATCCAAAGGTTTTTCAATTCCTCATCTTGTTCTTTTTCTCTGAAAAATCCCAAATAATACAGATATGCTTTTTCCATATCTTCATCTAAAGACCACTTAACTAAAGACTTATCTTTCGCTACCTGTGATACTCGATCATTAATATAATCGATTAAGTAATCTTCAAACTCTACCAATTGCTGGTAGTGATTAAAAACATAATTGCCATTTCCTTCGATCTTGCCTCTAGTAGTATCTCTACTAGACAATTGTGGAACTTTAAAAGCTAATAGAAAATTAGATTTAAATGGATTGGCACTGCGATTTGGATTGTTTATCAATTTCACAACAGGCATTTTGCTTATCCTTTGTTTTAAGTGAAAATATGCTCTTTTATAATTATGCTTGTAAATATAGATTTAATATTAAATTTTCTCAATCTCATTCGTAATAGATAACTTGTCTGTACGATCCATCATAAACCATTCCACACTCACAGGTTCAAATTGTGCAAACTTTGCAAACACTGTTTCTTTGTCAAATTCCTTGCATGAATATACATCCAATTGAATTAAGCCGGGCACTGCTTCATCCCACACATGAATCGCAATATGTGATGTTTCAATAATAGTCACTGCTGTTAAACCTCTATTGCCTGCCTTGTCAAGATACACAGCATGGGGTCCACTTAAAATCTTCATGTCAATCGCTTGGATCAAATCCTTTAACCATGATTCAATCACATCTGTTGCCATAGGTGGCTTATTTACATAAGCACGGATTACAATATGTTGGTGTTGTAGCATTTTACTACGACCTTTCTTTTTCTATTAAAAAAAATGAGTTTTTGCTTTATACAAATTTCTTTTAATCATTATTAAAATTCTAACATCCGAACCACTATATATCCCATTCGCCATGCTTGTATTAAATTCCTCTTTACCATACTCACATCACCATCTACACTAAAACACTCAGGACAATCCTTATTCCTAAAATCACATTTTACTGTATATGATGGACATCCTTTCTTATCTGCACATACACTATTCTTTATCGGTATTAACTTTAAACATCCTTTCGGATCTCTTAATCCCTGCGACTGCATTAATGTTTTCGCATCACCTCTTAATGCTCTGTCTATCACTTCCTCTGATATGACAGGCAATAATCTTTCCCATTCACTATCTTTTAATTCTATATACTCACCCCAATTGTCTACATTCTCTTTTGGTATTATTCTAGCTACCTTTGGATTACCATATCTCTCATCTGTTATCACACAAAAGATCATTCCATTTTCTCTATACATTTTTAATTATATCCTTTTTTCTTATCTTCTATTGCCTTTACTGACTGCTCTACCATGTCTTGATCAAATATATCATGATCTGTGATCTGCTCTAATACCTTTTTACTTGCACATAAAATATAAGATAAGATTTTGGTTTGACCTTCTTCATTATTCACTATTAACTTATGATGTGGCAAAACATGAAATATATTTAAAAGCTGTCCTATCTTAATCCATACATTTAATAATTCCTGTTCACCTTCAAAATCATTTTGTCCAAAGTAATATGTCTGTGCTAACTGTGATATTAAAAACTCAAATCCTTCTTGATTAAATACATCACTCGGTAGTAGTTCTTTATCTTCTTCATTGTTGTCTGTCATTTTCAAGTTTCCTGTATATCTTTATCCATAGTTCAGGTTCTGTCTTTTTGGCAAACAATAAAAAATCTACTGCTTCCCATAACTTTAAACATTCCTTTAAAGATAATACTTTTTCTTTTGTAATCCTTGACAACTTATTTATTGTTTTCGCCTGCCAATCAATTTCACTATCTTCTATATCCACATCTTTAAACACATCAGGTTTCTCATATTCCTGCCATTCGCTTAAACCATATTTCTTTTCTATCATCCTGCAAGCTACATTAAATTCCACACCTTCTTTTTCCATTACTGTTGATACTACATCTCTTACCTTGCCACAAGCAAAGCAATACCATGTCTTTGTATTATGGTAATATCTTGCACTAGGTTTTGTATCTACACCACTACCATGTAAATCACATGAAAATTGTTGATCAGATCCATTCGTTCTTACATTATATCCATAAGCACCTAACACTTGATCTAAAGGTACTTGGTTTTTAATACGATCTGATCTTTTACTCATTTTTCTATATCACATCTGTTAATGGATCTGCTTTTGCATTACCTGTTAATGGCAATAATGACAAATTATCACTGTTTGTGATTTTACCTGCAGGAAACAAAATGTTTGCATTAAATGTAGGAAAGCCTGCTTGATCTCTACTCTTTAAACATTGATACTTAATTTGTTTCTGTTCTCTCACATCATTACCAAACCAATTTGCTATCACTATATCTGCTGATCGTTCTGCTTCATTTGCATAAGACAAGTGTGTTAATTGATACTCACCATTCTTTTTAAGAGCATCATTATAGCCATCACGACTAATCTGAAATAAACATAACACAGGAATACCTTGACCACGATTAAAATTCATTGCCATTCTCTTTAAATCTCTAATGACTTCATTTAATCTTTCTGTGGTTGATCCATATTTAGTTCTACTTGCTAGTAACAAAGCATGGTCTACTACGATCAAATCTATCTTTTCTTTTTGACTTAATAACTCTGCTTTTGCTCTTAAATCTTCTACTGTGAAATCAAAGCTATCAGGATTATCTCCTTCTATATGAATTGCTCCATATTCACCATTTTCTCTACATTTCTTTAAATCAGGTACTACATAATTAAAAAAGAAATCTTTCTCTTCTGCTGTTAGCTTGCCACCACGAACTTTAGATGGATCAATCCCTTCATATAATTCTACATTAGGTTTCTGTAATCCTAATGCTAAACGAATATTCTTAAATTTAGAATGACAAGAATGAATACAATAAATTGATCTTCTTACTTGTGGATAGTGCATTTCTAATGAGAAATATAAAGTATTGGTCTTATCCCAAGTAGCTTGTGAATATGCCCAATTTAATGCTGTCTTTGATTTAGCATGACCTGTAAAGCCAGCTAAAATATATAACTCTTTTTTTCTAAATCCACCTATCGCATCATCTATAATCTTAATACCTGTTGTAGGAATGACTTCTCTACCTGCCTCTTCTGCTTTTTGATATTCTTCTGCAAGGTCTTCTACATCTGTTAATACTTCACCACCTAGCTTTGATCCAAATGTAGGTGTCATCACTTCTACTAACTTATTAGATAAGAAACGACCTGCATCTCTTGCTCCTTTAAGAATAGTTTTATGGTTGCCTTTTTCTTTGACTTCTAAACCACTTTTAATAATTGTCTTAACATCTGTAATGGTATTTGACAATTTAATGATACGAGCCTCTTCTACAAGGTTTTCAATTTCACTTAGGAAATTACCTTTATAGATAGGTGTAATAGATGCTAATGCACGAACACGATCTGAACATTCAAATTCATTTTGTGTTTCAAAGTGTTGTGTAATAGTAGCATGATCAGGTAAATGTCCGTGATTTGACATAAAACCTTTTACATAAGACCAAATCGCATTATCTTCTTTTGTTTCAAAGTTAAAAATGCTTTCTCTTAATGCCATGTAATTCATCTGCATTTGATTAATATCATCACCTAATCTTTGATCAGGCAATATACTTCTTAAAATCTTCATGTTTTCTTATCTCTTAAATTTTAAGTGTTGGTACTTTTTTGTTTTCAACTTCTTGTTGCTCTACAAGTCTTATATTATTCCATCCTAATAATACATCTTCTACACCTCTTGACCATGCAATATGTCCTTCACATAATGGTCTGTTTGGATCAACTACAATCCAAGTAGGTTTATTAAGATGTTGTCTTAATTCTATTGTTTCTATTAAGACTTCAGGCATAGCTGAATTTCTTGCCATCTTAACACCTAATCTCACTATTAAAAGACTTGGTGCTTCAGCCATATCTTCTAAACCACGAACTGTAATTTCTCTAGTGAAATCAGGATCAATAATATCACTTTGTGCTAATGAGATATTAGAAAGCCATGCACTCATTAAATTTGCATCAGATACAACTTTAATAAAAAAGCTAGGATTCTTTTCTAAAAAGATTGCTCCTTTCAGATGAGAACATAATTCTGTTTTCTCTGCATGAACAATAATGTTTTCTTTTAGTTTACCTTTTAAAGGTGTAGCTTTTTTCGCTGGAAATTGACTTAAACCTGTCCAAGCTCTTTCACATTGATTTTTCAAATGTTCTTTTAATACACATGAACATTGAGCCATGATAGGTTCATTTCTATAATATTGACCACTAGGTACTAAACCTATGCCACCACATTTTTCACAAACTTTAGCCATTGTCTTTTGCATCCTCTAGTAAGCCATTGAAAATATCTTTGAGTTCTGTATCAGATACTCCTTCTATCTTATCTGATTCTTCATCGTTTTTCAGTCTTTTACCTAAAACATTTTCAATTAAATCCATTTTACTTGCTAAGGCTTTCATTACACGATCATCAATAGTCTTTGGACAAACTAAATGATAACAAAATACACGATCATGAATACTACCGATACGAATCATTCTACCAATGATTTGAAGATAATCACCTGCACTCCATGGGGAGTCATAAAAGATAACTGCTTTAGCTAACTGTAAATTAATACCTTCTGCCGCCGCCATTGTAATCAAGACGACCTTTACATCAGAATTTTCATCTTGAAATGCCTCTTGTGATTTCTTTCTCTCATCATCCTTTTCACCACCTGTAATTCTTACACTCTTAATTTTCTTTGCTGTTAGTTCTCTTTCCAAAACATCTATCATCTTCCTAAACCTTGAAAAGATAATTACCTTTTCTCCATCTAGTTCATCTTCTAGTAACTCAAATAAAGCATCCATTTTGCCACTATCACCTGTCGCATCTACAAGTTCTAAATGGTTTACAATCTGTTGACAATACATAACTGCTGTGAGTTTTGTTACTTCCTTTTGTTTGATCTCACCTGATTCAGCATCATATTTTTCTAATAGACCACTTAATGCTTCTTTATATTTTGATCTTTGTTGATCAGATAATTCACATTCAATTCTCTTAGTAGTCAATGGTGGCAATTCACTCGCTACTTCATGTTTTGGTCTACCTACAAAGAAAGGATCAATCTTTTCTTTAAATGCTTCAATATCAGATTTCCTATGACCTACTACAAACTTAATTCTCTTTCTACCTATTTGCTTATCTACACATACACAGTAATTAGACATGAATACATTCTTGCTAGGCATAAGTCCGGGGACAGTTACTTTATAGATTGCCCATGCTTCCATAAGTCTATTTTTAATAATAGTAGCTGATAAAGACCATACCTTTTCTGCACTACCAGATAAATGAGAACAAACTTGATGGATTTGAGAAGTATCGTTTTTAAAAGCAGTTGCCTCGTCAAAGACCATAACATTACCTGTGATAGGTTGAATAATATCAAAATCAATCACACCTGTTCTATAACCTAAAATAAGAACTTTAGTAGTAGTACAGGCAAAGTAAGCATCATAAACCTTTTGTCTTTTCTTTTTATCTCCACTGACAACAAAACAAGAGATACTACCATTGGTAAATTTCTCAAATTCACTTGCCCATTGGTTTAGAGCAGATTTAGTAGTCATAATGACAGCAGGCATATCAGGTCTTTTTTCCCATACATAGCATAGAGATGCTATGGTTTGAATCGTTTTACCTAACCCCGTGTCATCGCCAAGTACAAATCGTGGCATTGCAAGTAAATGCAGAATGCCTTGTAATTGATAGTTTCTTAATGTTAAAGGTTTGCCATTTGCCAAATGAGTTCTCAAGAATGAGTTTGCAGGCATTTTGATTTCTTGTTTAACACGAACTTCTCTTAATTTTTCAATAGTAGCAAGTAGCTTTGGATCTTTTAAATAATTCATTTTTAAGTAGTCATCTTTCAAAGTGATAATGAATGATCTACTTATAAGATATTTATCTATGCTTTACATCTATTAAAGCACTTGTTTTTTTACAACACCTGTCATTGGTTTCCAAGTCAAAATAATATTAAACAGGATAGCATATTCAGTAGCTAGTGGTCTATTAGAATGTAAAAGTTTAAATGTTTGTTCTTGAATATAATCTGACTTGATATTAATTTGTTTTTGTTTTTCTTTAAGCCATGTTTTTTGAATCCATTTAATAATTTTACGAACAGCTGTGATTGCTCTTAAATAGATATCACCTGTATAGACAGGTTTTCTCTTAATAGTACCATATTTAAGTTTAGCTATTCTAGTTAGCATAATATATGCTTGTGTTTGCTCGGATTTACCAACCTTTCTTTTAATAAAGAAGTACCAAGCAACATTTGCTGAATCGGCATCACGACCAAAAAACTCTAAAATAAACTTAAACAGTTCATCTGTTTCAACATCTGTAAATTTAAAAATATCCATTTTAACCTACCATCCTTAGTCCAAGTTTGTTAATAAGTCTAATGTATAAATTCTTTACTTCGATTGCGACTTCTTTGCTTTTTGGATGATCTGCTTGATCTAAAGCACCTTCCCAATCACCTGCTAATAAAAGTTGAATGACTACATCACCATTCATTGGTTCATGAATCATGATCTTATTTCTTCTTTTTTCATTTAGAATTGTAGCAATAATTCTATCTCTTGCTTGTTTTACTCTTGCACTATGCTTTTGAATATTGCCTATCAATATTCTACAGGTTTCATTTGATGCCATCTTAATAGCTGTATCATAATCATTTGCCATTAAGACATCTACAATCTTTGGATCATCAAACTTTTCAATCGTAGCATATATATCTAATAAGGTTGCTATATTGTCTTCAGCATTTCTTGTAGGTAAAGAATGTGTTGAATATCCACCATAGGCTTTTTCTGATCTGTTCATTTTAAAACTCCTTTATGCAAAAGTAGTTTTCAATAAATATTTTATTATTTTCTTAAGTATTAAATACTCTAATTTCAGAAAAAAGGATAGATCACCATGTCTAAGAATCCAGATCAAAATCCACAAAATGTGGGTGGCTTTGATATGCAAGGTACTAGCGAACTTTACAAATTTAATACATCACCAAATACTCGTGTTGCTCTTTCTCAAAAGGTAAGAATCCTAGCACCTACTTATGGTAAAACAGGACAAACTGCTTTAAAGAAATATCAGTTAGGTGTTGTAGAAACTTTTTCTTATGAAGGTAATAGTAGATCTACAGAAGCTAGAAGAGGTATTGGTTTTGGTGATCAGATTGCAGAACTTGTACCCGGGCTCACTGATCCACCAACCATTTCTTTCACTCGTGCTTTATTTTATTTATCTAATGCTTTCCAAACGATTGGTTTTGCAGGTGGTGTAGACGGACCCGTAAGAAGTGTTAAGCATACTCGCTGGCCCTTTGATGTTGAAGAACAACTTGTGTTTAGTGATATTGCAGATAATGAATCAGATGGTACAGATGGCAATACATATACTCAAGGTATTGTTAATGTAGATTACTCTGCTCAAAATGTTACTGAACCTGATGTCTCAGCATTTAGATATTCTAAAAAAGTACACAAAGCTATTTTAACTTATTTTGAAACCTGTTGGTTGCACTCTATTGATCACTCTGTTGATATTAGTTCTGCACATATTATGGAAAATGTTGCTTGTGGTGTTACAGATGTACACGATGGTCTTTCTACTTATGGTGAGTTCTTATCTACAGGTAATAATCCTTATCTTGGTCAAGTTGCATCTAAACGATTCCCTGCATCTCGTTGATAATTTTATTGTATGATATAGATGACGATCTATAAAGGGAGAATATAAATATGTTTTTAAATGAAATCGCATCTGCATTTGATGATCTTATTAAAATTGGTAATCTCGAAAGACAAGTTACTATTGGCAATATTTCTTTAGTGCTTAAAACACTCACACCAGCTGATGAAATTGAAATCCAAAAAGTCATTAGTGCTTTTAGAAATGATGATACACTCGCAGTTGAGTTTATTGATGTGTTTAGAAAAGAAACTCTTTCAAGAGCAATCATTGAAGTGAATGGTAAAAATCTAAGAAATCTCACAGTCATTGAAACTGAAGAAAATTTAGATAATGGTGTTTCCATTAAGATCACCAAACAAGAAGCTATTATGAAAATGCTTGATAAATTACCTAAAGGTATTCTTGCACACCTGTTTAATGAAATGACTGCTTTAACAGAGCAATCTGAAAAACAAGTGGAAAGTTTATTGCAGGTTAAAGAAAAAGATAATCTTGTTGAGGCAGATTTATTAGAAAATAGAGCAAATACTTTAAGACAACAAGAAATTCAGAAAAAGAATGAAGAAAAGACCAAGCAAAGTTTGGCAACTTTAAATAATATTAAGCAACCAAATTTTAGTGATGCTTTAAAGGAAATCGGATCTGTTGAATAAAAATGATAGATCATTATCAAGATTTAAGACAAGTCATTGAATATGGCTTTCTTTCTTTTAAAATACTTATCAATCACAGATATATTACTTTCAGATCACCATCTCTTAAAGATTTTGAATTGATGGAATCTTATTCTTTAAGATCTGTAAGAGATATTATTCTTATCGCAAGGTGTATCTATTCTATTGGTTATGTCAAAATCAATCAAGACAGAGATTTCTATCAAATGATAGAATTTTGTAAAACCATTCCTATGTCATGTTTTAATAAGATTGTGCTTTATATATATGCAATCACTAATCGTTTAAGAAATGCAGGTATTTTACTTGAAGGATTTTGCTATGAAACTGAATCAAGACAGCTTTGGAAAACTTGGATGTCTAAAAATAGATTTCAAAAAGAAGTATCTGATGGTGCTTTTGATACTTTGCAACTCGCTTGGATTATATGGAATGAAAGTGAAGATTTAAAAGCTATAGAAGATTCACATTGGCAAAGGTCATTATTTGTAGCTAGTGCTATGGCATCAGGTGTAGATAAAATTAAAGCCAAATGGAAAAATCAAGAAGAATTGGAAAACAAGAGAAGAGAAGAAGTAAAGAAATATGCTCGCATGGGAAAACCTATGCCTAAAGATGCTAAAGGAGCTGTCCTAGATCAAAATGAAAAATTGATTGAAGAAATGAGAAGGTGGTTAGCTGGTGAAGAAGATGAACATGATAAAGTGATTAGAGAACATAAAGAATTTATGAAAGAGCAAATCACTAAAGCTAAAACCTATGCAGAAGAACAAAGACAAATTGCTATTGAGAAAAAGGAAGAAATACAAGCTATACCATTGGTTGGTTATTCCTTAGATGATATAAAACAAAAGACAGGTGGAATAACACAATCAACAACAATAGGTGTGCATTTAAGTAAAGACAATGAAAAAGTATTAGATAAAATTATGGCAGATGCTCTTGTACCTGAGCCTTTAAATCCAGAACAAGATTCAATTTTCAATCAATCAAAAACATCATTAATGGATAAAATTACACAAAGGCAACCAAAGATATAGGTAAAGAACATGGCAATTCCAAAGATGCAAATGACAATGGATCAGCTGAAAGATCTAACCAAAAAAATTTCTGATACCGATAAAAGTCTTTTAGGTGTGATGAATACTATTGTGCATCAAGCAGAACTTGTGAAAAAAGCATCTGCTAATTTTAATGATACTCTTGCTAAAGTGAATAGTAGAACTTTAGGTGATTATGAAGCTCAAAAGAAAAAACTAAAAGAAATCAATAAAATCAATAAGGATTTCCAAAAATCCGAAATGGAAATTTTAAATAATATCAAAAACCTTCAAGCAGTAGGATCTAAAGAATCAAGAAAACAAATCATTGAACAAAGACTTGAATTAAAGAATTTACAAAAAGAACATGAAAAAATGTTTAATACTCAAAGGAGAGCATATGAAGAAATTGCCAAACAGAATTTAAAGATCATTAAAGACTTTGAAGATGGTATTGAAGAAATTAATCAAAATTTAGATAGTGCTTTTAAAGATGGAAATCTTTTCAAACAAATTTCTTCAATAGGTAGCGAATTACAAGAAGTTATAGAAACTGCTATGGATGGTGGTATTGCAGGAATGGAAAAAATCCTATCATCTTCTTTAGGTGGCATCACTAAAGTCTTTCAAATAAGAGCATTAAAACTAGCTGAACAAGGTAAAAAAGATTTAGCTAGAATTACTGAATTAAAAAAAAGAGGTGCTAAATCAGGTGGTTCATCCGATGATGATAAAGAACTTACTACATTAGAATCAAGTAGAGTTAGTTCTGAAAAAGATGCTACAGGTATGTTAGCTATGAGTAAAGGTATGCAGATGCTTTCTGTAGGTGTAATGGGTGTTGTCACTGCCTTTAAAATGATGATTGATGCTGAATCTAAAGTTAAAGAATTTAATAAAGATATGTTGAACGATGCAGGTGGTTCTTTATCTTTTCTTAAACATAGTCAAGAAGGTTTAGCTAGTAGTTTAAATACCTATCGTGAAGGTTTTGCTAAAATGGCAAACACTGTAGGTATGAAAGCTGATGAGATCAAATCTCAATTTATTGCTCTACAAGACACTACTTTCTTCAATAAAGAAACACTTAAAGATTTTGATGGTTTTGAAAGAGCATTTAAAACACTATCTACTTATTCTAAAGGTCTTGGTCTTTCTATTTCTGAAACAACAGAAATTGCTGAATCTTTTGTTGATAGTATGGCTATCGATACATCTACACAAGATGGTATGGAAACTTTATCTTCTGCTTTTCAAAGTATTGGTTTCTTTGCAAGCAAATCTAATATCTCTACCAAAGCATTTACCAACCAGCTTAAAGAGGCTAATGCTAAATCTACTAGCTTTAATAAGTCTATTGTTCAAACTGCATCTGTTATGTTTAAAGTTAATAAAGCATTAGGTGCAAATCGAGCAAAAGACTTCTTTGAAGGATTTGAGGATCAAAAAGAAAAAGAATATGCAGATCTTATTAAAAACCTTGCAATGGCTGGAGGTCCCGCAAGCGAAACGATGCAAAAAATTATGCGACAAAATGCTATTACAAGTGCAGGTGGTCTTCAAAAAGCAATTAGCAGTGATGAAGAAAAAAAAGCATTTGAAAAAGCATCTAAAGAATCAGGTTTAAATCTCGATCTCACTAAAAGTAATGAAGAAATTATGACACAATTACAAGGTGTTGATCTAACAAGCGATGCTTTTGTTAAATTCATAAGTACTTTAGAAGATTCAGGTATTGGTAATGCCTCTGCTTTAATTGAAAAAGTACAAGCAGGTGTTAGATCTGCTCAAGGTGTTGGTAAAGATAAAGGATTTGAAGAACAATCATTAGCTTTAAGAGAACTTTCTATGGGTGGTCAATATGCAATGAAATTTGCTGAAGCAAAAGCTATTATTGAAACAGGTGCAGGTAAAGGTAAAACAATTAGTCAATTAGATGAAAAAGTTTTAGAAACAGTTAAAACTGCTCTCAAAGGTCAAGGCAAAACTGAAAAAGAAATCAATACTTTAATTTCTTTAGATCAAAGAGCAAGAGGTGATTTTAGCAAAGCACAAGAAATCCAAGCTAAATATGCAAGTGCTAGTGCTGAGGACAAACAAAAAATGGATGAAGATTTAGCTAAAATGGGTTTAATGATGAATGCTCAAGGTGAACTTGTTACTAAAAATACACAGCAACTCGTTAAATCTACTGAAGATATGTATGTCGCAACAGGTGAAATTTTTAGTGAGGAACAAAAAGCAAGAGAACCTAAAGTTAAATCTGAACAGGATCTTATGAAAGATCAAATAGATGCTACTTGGGGTATGGGTGATCGTCTTGAAGCTACCTTCGGTGTTTATCTTGAACAGCTTAATACTTATGTTGCTAAAATCTTATCTTATATTTCATCTTGGTTTGGCACTCAAACAAATCAAGAAATGAAAACTCAACAAAGACTACAAGAAGAAAAAATTGACCAACAAAAGCGATACGATAAACAAATTAAAGAAGAAACAGATAAAATCGCTCAACTTAAAAAGACAGGTGGCAGTGCAGATGAAGTTGCGAAAAGTGAAAAAAGAATTGCTGAACTTTCTAAACTTAAAGAATCTAGTCAAAGCGAACTAGAACTTCTACAAAAAGGTGCTACTTTATTAGGAAATAAAAAACAACAAGAACTCCAACTTGCTACTACTAAAAGAGATGTTGCTAGTAAAGCATTTGGTGCTGGCACAGCAGGTGCTAAATTAGGTGCTTTAAAAGAAAGTTTAGGCAAATCTACAGATCAAGAAGTTTTAGATTTATTAGATGAAATGAGAGATATTTATGAAAACAAAGATGATGAAGATGCTACTGAAGAAGAATTAAAAAAACTTGCTGACTTTGAAGAAAAAGTTAAAGCATCAGGTCTACAATTACAACTCGATTCTACTTTAGGTACTGAATATGCTAAAATCTTTGATGATCAAGGTAGAGCTTTATTTGAATCTATTGAAGGTTATATGAGTGATACAAATAAAGTGAACACGGATGTTTTACATAAAGAACTTCTTAGTTCACAAAATAATCAAAAAGAAATTTCAGGTTTCTTTGAAGAAATTGGTGCTAAAACTCAAGAGGATGCTCTAAAAATATTAGAGTCTTATCGTAGTGATATTTTAGAGCAAGAAAATGATCCTTACTTTAATAAACTTACTAAAGAACAGGAAGAACAAAAAAAGAAAATTGAAGATGCTATGAAAAAGCATGGCATCCAAACTAATTTTGAATCCGATTATCTAACTTCAAATTTATCCTTATCTAAAGGCGATGAAAAGTTTCTTCGAACAAGTCATGGTGAAGGTCAATATGTATCAGACACAATGAAAGATGTTTTTAATCCAGCTTTATTTGCTAAAGCACAAACAGAAGAAAATAAAAAAAATAGAAAAGAAACTGTCGATACTACTGCTGAAGGTATTCAACAAGGTTTAGAAAAACACGAACTTAGTAAAACTCAATTTGATGCAAGTGGCAATCCTATACCTGCTCTACCTATGCAGGATTTTATTTGGCGAGAAAAAGGTGGTCTACAATCATTCTCACCTCAAGATAATGTCATTGGTTTTAAAGATCAAGGTAAAATGGGTTCTGCTATCAATTCTATGATGGCAGGCAATACTACTAATAATAACAATAATGCTCGTGCTATGTTTAATATCAATATCAATGGTGGTAATAAAGATGAAGTTCTTAAAACTATTACTGATGCTCTTAAAAGAGCAGGTGTTGTTACTGAACGAACTTCTTATGCTTAATAGAAAGAAAGGATATGTTTAAATGCCTAGCTTAAATGATCTTAATAATGGATCAGGTGTTAGACCTGTCATTTTTGATATTGTTGCTCCTGATGGATACACTTCTCTCTTAAATGATGGTCAATCTGATCTTAGACTTGTTCTTCAAGTCAATCCATCCAATCTTAAATTCTCTTACACTAAAAAAATCACTCGTACTCAAACCTTTGGTGGATTTATTGAAACTCATTGGGGCGATGAACCTATCACCACTAATATCGAAACTGCTACAGGTGGTTTTATCCGTGTAGGTACAGGTACATCTGCTATCACAGGTGCTGTTCCTAGTGTAGGTGGTTCTAATTTAGATACAGGTACTCGAATGGATACTCTTGCCTATGATAAATATTTAGATTTCCTTGCTCTATTCCATAACAATGGTGCTTTATATGATGCCTTTGGCAATATTGTTGTGCATGGTAGAATTAAAATGTCTTTTAATGGTGGTACATGGTTTGGTTGGTTTCAAACCTTTACTGTTACTGATAGTATTGAAACTCCATATAGCTTTGCTTTAAGTGCAGGCTTTCAAATCGAAAGAGAAGTACATGAAATCCGAACTCAAATGGGAGGTTTTTAAAATATGAAACCTACTCTTGATATTAGTCAATTTTCCCAATTGGCAACAGGTGAACTCTTTCAAATGTATAGCAATGAAGTATCTAATGGTGGTTATCCTGTAGATACTGCTGATCCTGTTGCTCGTTCTTATTCACCTTTTGTTATGTATATCGAACCACCTGCTATTATCTTTCCTAAAACAATAAGAAAACAAAGTGAAATCTCTTCTACTAAAATCCCACCTTTTGCATCACCTTTAAGAAATAGAGCATATCTAGCTACTAATGTTAATAGTCTTAATGGTGCATCTATTTCTTCTAATGCTAAAAATCCTATTTACTCTTTTAATAGTCAAGTTACTGAAAATAATACTTCTCAAGCTGGTCTTTCAGATCGTTTAATGGCTTTAGATATTGTAGATCAATTTAAACAATTAAGAGATTTGCCACCACTCGTCTTTCTTTCTAATCCACAATCACTAGGCTTAACCTTTACTAAAGTCCAACAATATTCCGAACGAACTAGATTTGGTTATGTTTTTCAAGCATGGGGTGAAGATTTACCTGATCTCGATATTCAATGCAAATCAGGTGCTTTTATTGCCTATGGTGATCCAAGTAAAACTGCCACAGGTTTGCAATTCGCATCTATGAGAGATAGTGCCAGCTTTAGACAAATACTTGCTATCCTTGCCATGTATCGTAATGGTGCTACCATCCGTGATCGTGTTGGTAGATCTGAAATGATACATGAAGTTGGTCGCTTTGTTATTGAATATGATGGTACTAGATATAAAGGCAGTCTTGAATCCTTTGACTATGGTTATGATGAAGCACAAATGCTTGGTGGTATGGATTTTAACTTTAAAATGAAAGTTCATGAAATGACTTATTTTGAGCCTACTAAAGCACAAAATACTGCCACACCTAAAACAAATCTTGATGCTGATAAAATAGAACTTACTCAAAACGATATTATTGAGGATAACCAAACTACTAAACCTGTTGGATCAGGTGTTTTACTTCCTACAGAGCAAAGCCAACAAACTCAAGTCAATGCTTTGTTTACTTCATCCCAACAAGGACAATAACATGAGTACTACTACTAAAGGCACTAGCTTTGTTAATACTTCAAGAATTGAAAATAGACCTTATGCAGGATCATGGAAACCTAATTTTAGAAAAGTACATACATGGTCACCCGATGCTCTTGTCTATATTAATGGTGATACTGCTTTAATAGGCTGTCAAGAATGTAAAAATAAAATAGATTTCCAACCTTTTATTACATCTGTTAATGTTGAAGCAGGTAATACATCTTCATCATCATCATCTTCTATTAATTTTTCTATACCTAAACATCATGGTGATAGCATCTTTAAAGATGGTACTTTTATTTTATGTGTAGGCTTAGAGATCAATGTCTATTATCGTGGTTTTTTTAATGTCCAGAATTTAGTTGAATCAGAAATCATTGATTATGGTGATGAAGAATATGATTTAGCTGATCTACAAATGAAACCTTATTATCCTGTCTTTCATGGTGTTGTTACAAGTGTAAATTACACATATAGTGGTGGCTTTTATTCAGGCAGTTTATCGTGTAATGGTTTATTACATTTTTGGCAATATCAACATATCATCACACAATCAGCATCACTTGAATCTGTACCTAATGCTCAAATGCAACCTACAGGTCATGTGTTCACAGGCTGGACACCACATCAAATTATTAAATATCTATTTAAAGATCGTGGTGGGGCTCAAAAAAATGATTTAGGTTATGTAATCAATGGTGTTAGTAATTTATCTTCTCAAGGTGGTGATGAACTTTGGCAACAAGCATTACAATATTGGGAAACTAGATTTTCTCAAGGTCTTTATAATTTAAGAATGTATGGTGCATCAGGCAATCTTCTTACTAATGGTGCAGATGCTTATATAGATCAGCTTATTGTTAATAGTGGTTCTTTAAGTCCTAGATCTCAAAATGGTTTACCTACAATGAACTCTCAACAAAGAGTAGATAACACTCTTGATCCTAGAGTTCTTAGACAATATGATTTAATTGAAGTACCTTTGACAGGTACAGACACAGAACAAATACAACCTTTTACTTTAGATGTTGGCAGTGTTGGTCAATTTGATTCTTATCAATCTACTTATGAAACTAAATTAGGTATTGCAGATACTGTCGTTGAAAAAACAAATTGGGAATTTTTTCAAGATGTAGATGGTGATCTTGTTTTTAAACCACCTATGTTTAATCTTAATGTTAAAGGTAATCGTGTCTATACTATTAAACCTGAAGATATTGTAGATTTAGGTTTTACTCAAAAAGAACCTAATGCTACCTATGTTGTCTGTAAAGGTAGTATGTTTGGCAATATGACAGGTCTTGTAGATAACCAACAAATTGCACCTCAAGCACAATATGTAGATTATCGTTTAGTTGCTAAATTTGGATGGCGAGAAAATCAATTTGATGCCACTCATATTAAAGATCCTAAATCTGCTTTCTATATGGCATCTGCTAAACTTGATCTTCTTAATAAAGATGTTGAAGGCTGTACACTCACTATTCCTTTAAGACCTGAATTAAAAGCAGGTTATCCTATCTATATTGAACATATAGATTGCTTTTATTATGTAGAAGCTGTTAGTCATTCTTTTTCTTTTGGTGGTGATTGCACTACTTCTTTAACTCTTGTTTGCAGAAGAAAGAAATTTATCCTGCCCGGCAGTTCTAACACTTCTTATGCACAAGACAGTAGTAAAGCTGTCGATCTAGCTAATATCTCTCAGCCTAATAAATATCTCAATTCTTTAGACACGGAAGGCAATGTTCGTGTCTGTGGTTTTCCTAATGTAGTTATGGCTATTGACCAAACTAAAATCAATCCTACTTCTTTACCATCAGGTCAAGATAATATTGAAATCTCTACACCTGAACATCTTAATATGCTTATCCTTGAAGCACATAATGCAGGTATTTTACAAATTGCACCTCAAGCATCTAGTGATTTAAATAAAGGTAATCCTCTATTTAATGGACCCTTCTTTGTTAGAAATCCTGCTAGTACAGATGGTGAAGGTGAAATCATAGGTATTCTTGATGTTAAAGATGCTACAAGTCAATTAGGAACACAAGCTAGTATATCACCTAATAACTCTACTAATGCAGTCCAACCTAAAGATAATTCTATTAAAGGTAATGATTTGAGCCAAGATCAAATTGCTAGTAATGAACTTAATGTACAAAACCAATCTCTACCTGATGAAATACCTACTACATCTGTAGATATTGGACAACAACAATCTATTGCAGATAAGAAAGTCACTTTAAGTCAATTGGTAGATCTTGTTAAATCATATAGATCATCAAATACAACAGCTTTTGGTCAAGGCAGTAAAGCAAATATCCTTGCAAATTTAGCTACAAGAAAATCTACCTTTGGTGGTGCTGTCGCTGGACATTATAGATATTATAGTTGCTCTCATCCTGATGTTCAAATGCAAGGTGCAATTGAAATATCAGTAAAGAAAGGCAAAGTAGATTTTAAGCAACCACCTAGAATAGAGGCTAATCCCAATCTTAAAAATGTAAATGTTGTAATGCCTGATCCTACTAATGCTAATACTGATGGTAATCTTATTGAATTTGTAGATGATCCTAATTTTGTTAAGACAGGTATTCGTATCTTTAAGAACATTGGACAACCACAGGAAATTGTACCTACAAGTGAAATCAAAGGTCTTGCTTTTCAAAAGATAGATTTAGAGATACCTACTACTGTTATTACAGAGCAAACTCAAGGCACACCTATGGGAAAAATGACAGGTATTTCTTATTCTCAAATTGCCAAAATTATCCGTGATCAATTATTTAGTAATGGTAGACCTTTATTAAGAGAAAAGAAGATTGGTGCTAATGATCCACAAATCAATAAGAATATTTGCGAAGTTTTATTTGATAAAGATAAAATAGATGATATAAATGAGGATATTTTCCAAGCATATGCAAATGGTTCTTTATGTGATGGTGATGGCAAATCTCTTGTAGGTGATTATATAGAAATTAATGGTGAAGGTATCCAAAGGATTCTAGGTGTTGCGATTAGAGAATGGTCAAGAGATATTTATGATGCACCTGTATCACCTGATAAAATAGGTGTTGCAAATGCTCGTCTTGATCCTGCTAATCAAAGATGGTGTGCAACACCAAGTAAAACATATTTAGATATATATACAGGACGAGATTATCGTTATGATTGTCAAGTCGCATGGTGTGGTCTTTTTGCTCAATATTGCATTAAAGAAAGTGGTGCAATTAAACCTAGTGTTTATGATGGTGGATTTTTAGGTGGATGTGGTGGCATTTTTAGTAAATGGGGAAATACTCCTAGATTTATCGATTACTATAAAAATAAAAATGCAGAAATCAAAGTAGGTGATATTGTTATCTTTAATGGTATTGATAGTGAAACAGGTGCACCCACTAATAAATCTGCTGAACATGGTAAACATATTGCTCTTTGTGCTGAAATCCATCAAGATTATATTATCTGTGTAGACGGCAATTCTGAAGGCGAACATCCAGATGGTAAAAGAGGTAGTGGTGTTGTTAAAACTAAACGAAAAAAAGATATTATTTGGTATCTTTATCGTTTCCTTCCTGAAGATTTTATTCCACCTGCTCAAACTCCAAAAGCTAATCCTAATGACAGTGTCTATAAAATTAAACTTAATAACATTGTTACTAACCTTATGGCTAAACTAGAAAAAAAACATTCTGTACTTACTGATCTTAAAAAAGCTAAAGAAAATCCACAAGCTGTCCAAAATGTCTTTAATACTCAAGGTGAAAATATTGATAAACTTCAAAAAGATTTAAAAATCCTTTTAAGTCTTACAGGTGGTTTTAATCTCACTCCAAGTAATAGTCTTGCTAGTGGTGCAGGTGCTTATAATAATGATCCTACTGTTATGCCTGTTTTCCCTGTATCTGATGAATATGGTTATGAAGTATTTGGTAGTTATCCTTATGGCAGAGGATTGACTTTAAGAAAAAATGGATCTTTTGAAAAACTATTAAAGAAAGATAAAACATCTTCTGTAAATTTAGAGGACACTAAAGAAGATGTTGCAGGCAGTGAACTTGCTAATGTCACTATTCAAGAAGGTAGCAATACAATTAAAAATGCAGTCAATTCAGATGCGAATTTAAATAAAGAAATGTCTACAAATATTATTGATAGTGGTCTTGCTAACCAGCCTGTAAATCAAACTTCTGTTGATCAAGGTCTTATTATTGAATCCGTGCCAAAGAAACTTCAAGATATTACTCCAAACTTTGATCAAAAAGGTAATGTCTGTGATTGTAGATCTTATGATAGAGATTTACAGCTTTTAGGTATAAGTCTTGATGGTGCATATAACTATGTCAATGTTGGTCAAGAACAACTTGTTAAGAAAATGGCTAACGATAACTTCTCTAAAGCTGAAGTTTGGCAATCTAACCAAAGCAAATTAATAGGTGGTGGCAAATGAGTAATACTACTCTCACTAATAATTTAAGAAATGAACTTGCTCCTAAATCATCTTCTCAAGGATGGTCTAAACTTTCTATCTCTCTCGCAAGCATTATTAAAGTTTATGCTGAAGAACTTAGATGTGATATTAAAGTTGTGCAAGGTGAAAAAGATGAACCTATTTATTCAGGTGTTGAAATTATCCTGCCTGCTTTTGGTGCTAGACATTTCTTAGGTGCTATTCCTGATATTAATGATCTTTGTATTGTAGGCTGGATGTCTGCTGATCAAGATGGGAAAAGAAAACCTGCTATTTTAGGTTGGTTTCCCAAATCACCTTTTCTAGGACATGATTGGTTGCCTACTCAATCTACTACTACTGAAGAAGGTATGCTCAATACACCTAAAGATAGAATTGAACTTAAAGGTATTAGTCATCGTATTAGAAATAAATTAAGACACTTTCAAGCTGGCAATATTGGTGCATCTTCATCTCAAGGCTCTGATCTTGTTTTAGATGAAAGTGTTTTATTATCTAATAGGCGAGCAAATGAAATTAGATTGAGAGATCAAGATCAAGCATTTGTTGTAAGATCCCAACAACAATTCCATACAATGAGTGGTGCTAGAATTTATGGTGGCATTGTTCAAAGAGATGCTAGAACTTTACCTAAAGAACTTATCTCTGATGGTAGTGATTGGTCTGATCCATATCAATTAGATGTAGATGGCAAACCTAAAAGAAATTTTAAAAATGATACTGTTTCACAGGATAACTATAAACCACACCATCTTTTTAGAAAAGAAAGTCTTAATGAAAAAAACAACTTTGAGAAAGATGATGGTTTCATCACTGTTGATCCATATAAATTCGTTTACAATGCTAACCTTGTTAATGAGTTTTTTGAAAATGAAAGTGAAACTAGAAGTCTTGTTTATGGTGGCAAAGCTATTCTTAGATTAAATACAGAAGGCAAAGCATCTTTTAATACTAACATGGCTACTGAATATCGTATCGAACTTAATCACTTAACTGATGGCACTTTACCTGTATCTGAACAGACAGATGGTTTTGATTCTGATAGACTGCCTGATGTTAAAGAAAGCAAAGATAAATTACCTTTTGTTGAATTTGTTTTAGGTTCTGTAGTCGGTAATGAAGCATTTACTTTAACAGGTAAAGATTTATATGGTAAACCTTTATCACCTAAAATTGAATTTGGTGCAGGTTCTTCTCTTGTAGATGCTTCTACTTTAGATTTACAAGAACATTCTGCTACTTTATTAAAAGTACAACCTGTTGTTGGTGGTGATCCTGCATCTTTTATTTCTTTTACCAAAGGTGGTGCTTTAAGAGCATTTATAGGTAATGCTACTACTGAATATGGCATTAAGGCTAAAGTCAATAGTGGTGTTGGTCTATCTGCTCAAAAAGTAAATGTTCAAACTACAGGTAATTTGGATATGAACTTAGGTGGACAGGTTTCTCTTAATGCTGGCAACAATGTAGATTTAAAATCCAATAAAGTTATTAATATTAATGCAGTCAATACGATCAATCTTAGCTCTAATGAAAGAATAAACTTATCTGCTCCTGTTGTAAATTTAGCTGATGCAGGTCAAGTTGTACTTAAATCTCAAAGTGCTTTAAATTTTGGTAGTGCTGAATCAATCAATATTTCAGCTAAAGGTAAAAATGAAACCATTATGGGTGGTTCAAGTACTACCATTAGTGGACCCAAAGACTTTAATATGTTAAGTGGACCGCCACGATCTACAAAGATTTTGGCATCACCTGCAACAGGTCAAGTCGCAGGTATTGTAGATGAAAAGGTTGTTGCTTTTGGTGATGAACTTAATACTTATTTGACTACTAGCAATATTACCGATCTCATTACATCAGGTACTAAAAATACTGTCATTGGTGCAGGTGCTTTAAATATGACTGTTGGAGCAAATGCTATTAATCTTACACCTGCAAGTGCAATAATAAATGCTACTGCAGGTGTAGCTACTGTGAATGCTTTAAGTGGTATTGCTACTCTCAATGGTGTTGCTAGTGCAGTAGTTAATAGTGAAGTTGTTACTACCATTCGTGGTGGTGGTGCTTTAGTTTTATCTAGTAAAGGTACAAGTGTTGGTTTTATTATGTGTGGATCAGATAGAGATACTGTCACAGGCTTGCCATATGTAGCATTAGGTTTAATTCCAAGAGGTCATGTTTTAGCTATTGGTTGATCTTAATAATTTATTTATATCTTTGTGATTAACAAAAACCAATTCTTTTTTAAAGGACATAACAAATGGTAATCAATGAAATCTATCGTATTGCAAAACAAACCAAAGGCAGTAGTGCTTTACAAAAGGCTTGTTTAAGAGCATTAACAGCTAAACCAAATATGAGAAGAAAAGCTAATGTTGGCAATATTGATGGTCAACTACAAGCATTAACAGAACTTCCTGCAGATGAACAAAAAGAAGTCAAAGTAGGTGTTTTAAGTGAAATCGTAAATAAAGTTAAAGTCCAAATGCAATCTCATATAGATGCAGGTGCTTTAGATACCTTTAAAGATCTAATCAAAGAAACAGGTCTTGCGAATAAAATTCGTAGAGGTGAAAAGATTATTACTGCACCTTCAAATCCACTTGAAAAAAAGATTAGTGAAAAAGCTAAAAGTTTTGCAGATGTTTCAGATAGCATTGCTTTTCTAGGTCGTATTACTCAAGCAGAATCACCTGAAGAAATTGTTAAAGCACTTGATATTTCTATGGATGAATTTGAAGGATACCTTTCTGTACTTTTAGGTAAAAAAGTCACAGGTCTTATTGGTGGTGGTTGGAGAAAGTTTTACTCTGCTATTGCTGAAATTAAAGAAGTATATAAGTTATTTACTGTTGAACTTGCAATGACACTTTTAGAAGCTAGTGTTTTTAGTTTTGTAGTTATGGCTTTTGGTGGTGGTTCTTTTATGGATATTCTTCATAGTATCGGACATGGCATTAAAGAAGTTCTCTATATTGTCATCTTGTCTGTTTTATTATTGGATATTAAAGATTCCGCCCAATTCATTCGCAAACAAGATATTTTAATTAAAGCTATTCCTATTGTGCTTTTTAATGATTTAATTCGTGCATTAAAATGGTCTTGGAATAAAATCTCTACTTTCTTTAGTAAAATCGTTTCTAATACTGTTGCTTTCTTTGATTCATGGTTTGGTGATGATGAAGAAGTTGAAACATCTAATCCCAAAGTTGCTGTCTTTAGAGAAACCTTAAGACTTGCATCTGTTAATCCTGTTTTCCATCAACGAGTTTTAGAACTTTTAGATTGAACTTTCTTTTTTCTTTGAATATTTAATTTCTTTTCTCTTTGCATTAAATCATAAGCATGAAACTTTTGTTTCGCATCTAATTTCATATTCCCTTCTATTGTAGCAAATCCACTGTCTTTATCTATTCGTCTTGATGTCAATCCTATTACCCCCGGCATCAATGCTTTCACTAGCTTTGGATCTATCATATTAATTGATATATCCCATACCATTGCTAAAACCATTGGTGAACATACCTTTAATGGTTTACCATCATATTCGCATGGCATCTTTTCTTTATATAAAGATGCACCTGATCCTGTCTGTAATTCCATATCAAAGAAATACACTTCCTTTGGCTCAACATTCAAAAATGGAAAATTAAAATGCAAATGCAAATTCTTATCGCCAAACACAGGTCTAATTTCTGTGATGGTTTGCCAGCCATGTATCACTATTTGCAAGTCTTTTGATTCTACTAACCTGCTAATAAATTCTTGTTCTACTTCTGTAAGTGGAATATAGATATGCTTATTATTGCCACCACCAAAGATATTACTCATTTTATTTAATCCCTTCAGGTTTCTCTTCAAAATCACAGGTTTCAGGTTCTGTATCACATTGGTTATTGCAATCACATTTTGGCAATTCACATTTAAAAGGCGAATTTGAATACTTTACTTTTTCATCTTTTGTTAATGCACACCAATCAGCTTTTGATCTCACTTCTTTATGTTTGTCTTGTGCTGGTGATTTGAGTATCAAACTCACTAATAAAAGCAATCCTAATAAATATTTCATATTTGACCTTTCTTAGGTGTATAATGTCTTTATATTATACATACAATAAAAGAGATACAAAAAGGATTTTATTATGGCTATGATGAAAACAGGCACACCTGCTACTCAAGTGAATACAGAAACTGTTCGTGGTTATCAAGATGGTTTACAAGGCACATCTAATCCACCTTCTGATCCTGTGCAATTACAATTCTATAATCAAGGTTTTGATCTAGGTCAAAAAGTTAAGAATGGACAGGCTCAAGCACCTATTTGGGCATAAGATCAATATTTCTTTTATTAAATCAATCTTAATAGAATAGAGAAAATCCACTTTCACAAAAGGACAAATAAAATGATCCGTAGAAATCCTACTTCTTCTTTGAGAACTCGTTTAGCTTCTCAATATAAGAGAGCAAATCCTGCTCTCAAGCAAGAATATGCAAAAACAATCCAAATTATTAAAAACCAAATGGGGAAACTTCTAAAAGATGGTGATCTTTTTTTACAAAAAAGATATCAACAACTTGAAGATCAAATGCCCTGGGACCAATTGTATCATCTCCATGCAGAATTGACAGGCGAACAACTTGATCTTGAGGATATCAAGTATAATATTCTAACTCAATGGCAAGACTTAGCTTATAGTTTAACACCTTCACTTCCTGTGGAATCTACTAAGGACTTTGAAGAACTTATGTCATCTTTAGATCAACTTAAGAATGATGTAATTAAGAGATAAACCTTTGGCACAAACTATCGAATCCTAAAATCTTTGCTTATTTTCATATAAAATTCTCTTTCTCAATACTTTATTTATATCATTCTTATTAAATGTAGTCGCCTCCTGCAATTAGGTGTTCCTTGTTCGTTCGCACGAAACGATCCTACAAAAATTCGTGCATCCTAATCTTAAAAAAGAGAATGCAATCCTTGATTTGGTGTAGCTATTGGCTTTTTAGGTTTAGAAATGGGTGTTCCAATTTTTCTTAATTTTAAATTTCCATTAAAAAAATCACATACTCTTTGTGTGGCAATATTAGAATACTTTTCATCTCTATCTATACTCATAGCTTTACGATTATTTTTAATGGATGCAATCAAAGTTGAGCCTACTCCACCAAAAGGATCAAGTATCCAATCATCTTCATCTGTAAATGCCAAAACACACCTTTCTGCAATTTCTACAGGAAATTGACAAGGATGCTCTGTTTTTTCAGGATGTGCATTTTTCACATTAGGTACATCAAATATACCTTTTTCAAATTCGTTTTCTATTATTTCCCAAAAATCAGATGGATTTTTACCTAAAGGATTTCCACTAAGTTGTCCTTTTTTCGGTCCTTTAAAATGTTTTTTATCTGGATATAAAGAAGGTACTCTAATAGAGTCAAGATTGAAAGTATAGTCTTTAGTTTTTGTAAACCATAATAAAACTTCATACCTACCTGATAGCTTTTTTGTGCTATGTAAGCCATGCTCAAAATGCCATACTATACGATTTCTAAGCTGTAAACCTAGCTTCTTACAAATAGGATAAAAATAAAAATCTAAAGGAAACATTTCACCATTATTTACAAAAGTGCCTACCTGTAATACTAAACTGCCATTTGAATGTAGTATTCTAACTAATTCTACAAGTATATTTTCTTGCCATTCTAAATAGACATCTAGTTTGGTTTGAGTTTCATATGACTTACCTATATTATAAGGTGGTGATGTCAAAATAAGTTTGAATTTCTCATTAGGCAAATTCTTAATCTCTTCTAAACTGTCTTTTGTAGCAATTACAATTGAACTGTCCTCTTCAAAACTATTAGATATTTCAAAATAAGATTTCATTAACAATTTCCTTTTTTTGTTTACTGATACATATAATAAGTTTATGTATATTATACAAACTAAAGAAAGATACCCTATGAAATACCTTGCCTGCTTTTTATTCTTTCCCTTATATACTTTTGCTCAAGAAGATAAAGACTACCTTTTATCACCTTTGATTTTTCAACATGAAAACCAACTTGCTAAAACTGCTGAAACCATTAAAGAATCTGCCAAAGTAGATCTCAGTAGCCTTGCCATATTACCTTTCTTAAATGATAATGTTAAGAAATTAGAAAAACTACTCGTTGAAAAAGATAACCTGCTTAGAGAAAAAGATGCTGAAATTTTAAGACTTATCCAAGTCAATAACCAAATTGCTATCGAAAAGAAAGAATGTGAAGTAGATTTTAAACACTGTAAAAATGGAAACTACCTACAATTAGGTGTATCAGGTTTAGCTACTGTTGCTACTGTTGTCACCAGCTTTGTTTGTTATCCTTCTAATCCTAATTAAAGATGTGTGCTTGACTTTCTGCATATGCTTGATTACTAATCTCTACCCACTTTGCTGTTAATTGCAATTCTCTAATATTCCTTGCTCCACTATAGCTTAATCCACTCTTAATATTAATTGCTATCTCATCTAATATATCTAACACTGATCCTTTGTAATTCACTTGATGACTTACACCTTCTACTGATCTTACATTTCCTCGCCATTGAGATTGTGCTTCTTTACTTGCCATACCTACATACTTCTTATATTTATTACCTTGTTCATCTGTATGTACTCTACCCGGGGCTTCATCTGTACCTGCTAAATATGAACCTAACATGACAAAATCTGCACCACCTGCCAAACACTTTACCATATCACCTGTTGTCTTAATTCCACCATCTGCAATAATAGGTTTTTCATATGTAGATTTAGCACAATCAAAAACACTAGCTAATGTAGGAATACCATGTCCTGTTTGAATACGAGTAGTACAAATAGAACCACCACCTATACCTACACGAACTGCATCTGCACCATGATCTATTAAAAACTCATATCCATCTTGTGTAGCTACATTGCCAGCTATTACATAAATGTCTTTATGTCTTGCTTTCAATTCTTTTAATGTATCACCTACGATTTTAGTATGACCATGTGCAACATCTAAACAAAAGGTTGTGATGCCTGCATTAATAAACTTGTCTATACTGTCTAGTTCATTACAGCCAAAAGCAACACAGGCTTTATTAGCATTAAAAGAAAGATGAGTACGATCAACAATACTATTATATCTATGAATGATACCAAGACCACCTTTAGATTGCATTGCGATTGCCATCTCTGTTTCTGTGACAGTAGTCATTGGTGATGAGATAATAGGTAAAGCATATTTCTGATTACCAAGAGATGAACTTAAATCAATTTCATCTCTTGATGCGATACTAGAATATTGAGGTGAAATGAGATAGTCATTGAAAGTCTTTAATAGCATTTGTAGATACTCCTTTTTAAACAAAGAAATTATACATTGAAAACAGATAAGACAAAATAAAAATATTTTTAAGTGAACTTGCAATTATTCTTATTCCTAAGTGTTATATCTACATCAGAACAGATAACACAGAAAGGACAAAGCAAAATGCTTAACCAACTCTCAAACGAAAGCACAGTAAACATGAAAACAGAACTTGATTGCATGATTGGTGAAATCTTGATGACTTGTTTAGAAACAAATAATGATATTTCTAATATTTTACATCTCAGCAATGGATATGAAAATTCAGAATTTGTTGAAGATTTACACAAGTCTTACCTTATTGGCAATAGGAAGTTTGACCTTCAAACAACATTCAGATGTGAAACTCAATTGTGTACAGATGATGATGAAACATATATCCTATATGGATTTATTAAAGACCTTTCAACTGATATGGAATTTTCTGAATTTCCACTTACCACAATTTCTGATTTTGCAGATCACTTCAAAAATGAACTTAACAAGTTTATACAAATGAACTTGAGATAAAGAAAGGACATAGCAAAAGATGCTTAGTCAAAACACCATTATTCAAATGTTCGATAAAGACATTTTAATCAGCGAAGAAACATTAGTTTCTTTTGTTGAAAAAAATCAAGATAATGAAGAAATGCTTGATGCAATACACCTTTTAAAACACTTCGGTGAAATCCAAATCACAACAGATGCAGGTGATCTTACTCTCACTCTTAAACTTAAAGATTAAAAAATGGAAAAGTACAACCTTAAATTCACTACCGATTTACAAGCGATTGCTGATGAAATCACATATCACAATGATGATAGCATTAGCCTTATTACT